GCCAACATATTTTTATTTGATCCCAAGTCCGCTTCAGTTTTTCTAATAGTCCGCCTTAAAAATAATTATTTTTATTTTCTTATTTTCTGGATTTCGCTATTGTCTTTTGTCGATACTTTGTTATAATTCACTATAGGCAACGTGCAAACCTTACGCTATCGCGTTGGGATACTTCGTTTTTCACCGCGTATTATTTTTACTAATTCTATTTTGTCTCTTTTGTGTTTTTCGTCTCTTTTGTCTTTTGTGTACTTCGTTTTTCGTTAGGCTATCAATGGACCCACAATTCCGAATAATCCGTATCCCCAAAATTGTAATCCGTCACCCGTCAAACTATTTGTTCGATGGTGAACGATACGATTTTCTCGGTTGTATCCTACTCGAACTAGGTTTCACTATTCCAGAGAAAACCAAGTTCCCCAGTCAAACCAAGAAACTGTACCACCCGTTTACAGTTCAACACCGTAGAACAATCCTCGATTCTTCTCTCACTCTACAAATCCTACGTCTGCTAGAAGTCACACCCCAGAAAGATGTGGTCGTCCCACTCAATGCCCTTCTAGCCCCACACCGTATCGTTATCGAACTCGTTTAACTCTCCCCAGGAGACTCGTACCGTGCCCAAACAGCTTGTTATTCAATATCTCAAAGACCCCAAAAATGTTTTGAGTCAATTGAAGCAATTGTTTACAGAGTTGCAGATTCAGTATAGGACCGAAAATAACACGGTCGTAGTTCTTAACTGCAACGAAACAGTAACTAAACGTATTCAAGACACTCTTACAGCCATGCACCCGACTAACTGTAAAACTTGGATACACGAAACTTTTTATGGTTGGAACACCGGCTATTGTGAACCTCGTTCTTAGGAATCCGTCATGGTCCACAGAATCCGTAAAATCCGTTGTAAGTATCTCGTTGACAATCACCACCACTCTTCTCGAAAGGAACCCATGCAATATGGAACAACTAAACCCTCTACCGTCTCCCTCCCCAGGAAATTCACCGGCCAACTCCGAGGGGGAGTCTCAGGATGCGATCTTTCAGAACTCATTCGAATACAACCAGTTGACCATCCAGAACAAGACTCAACTAGATTTTATCCTGATTCGTCAGAAGGATAACATTCTAAAAGAAATCAACTTCGGTAATCCTTCCGTAGCAATGGCTAAACTCAAACTTGTCAAAGAACTCTGGGAAAACACCGAGTATCTTTACAAGTACTCAGAACTCCTCACCAAACTCGAACACAAACTTAAGGCTCGACTCTCATGAAAACTCTCATCATTTACAACGACCTTTGCGAACCCTTACAATTCCTTCTCGTCGAAGGTGATTACTCAAGATTCAACGATATCGTAGTTAATTCTTGTGACACAAACGACACCGTAGACGAATTTGTTGCTTGGCGATGGGATGAAAACGGATTACTTCGAACCAACGACTGGTCTGGAGACACCACTATCCTTGAAGCCAAACAATTCGACAAAGTCGCAGTCGTCACCTTTCTACCCTAACACCCCAGGAAACTCTCACTCATGGCTAACGTAGAACGTCTCCAACAACTGCTAAAAACAGTTACTACCTTTTCAGACAACTTTAACTACCGATGCACTCTAGCTATTATGCCTGACTGCCCTGTAGGACCGAAACCACAGTATCACAAAGATGCTAGCTGGACTGGTCCAACAACTTCAAATTTTGAAACAGCTTTGAAGTTATTGGTACAAGACAACACAATGCACACCTGCGGTTCTTGTGGATGTATGATCGGTTTCACAAATGCTCTACAGCTTGAATCCTGCAAAGTCGACTCGTTCGATGGTGATTACGACGAACTCGAATCAGCTAAAAACTGGCTAAACCTAACCAATGCTGAACAGGAATTTCTGTTCTATCCTCAGAACTTAACAAGATACTCTGCTCCGCATGACTATCTTTCTGAATTTTCACTCGACGAAAACTTTCCAGGATGGGAACACTGTACACACGAAGTAGGTCTAAAAGAAGGCTTACGTCGACTCCAGTTTTTGATCGACTACCACTCTAACCCACCACAACCATCATGAGCTACATGACTCTCACCCGTATCAGCTTCACAGGTACAGCCTTACACACAAAAATCGAATCTTTGTTCAAAGTTTCATCTCTGGGTATTGTTCTCGAAAAGATGCCCGAATACTTGAAGTATAACGAAACTGGCAACAGCGTCTCTTGCCCTCGTCCAACTCAACTTGAAGTCTGCAACGTCCTTGCTGATTCACCACAAACCCTTCAACGTACTACGTACTTGTCAGCTTACGACTTACTCACCGAACTACCAGGAAAGCTAGTCGTACTCAACGGTATCAACGTCCCCAGGAAACTCCAGCGGTTTCCACCAACCACTGTGTACGAAGCTACTCAAGTTTATCGTACCCAAACTGGTGAATGGCGATTGGTTTGTGAACGATTTCACTCCAAAAACCCAGGATCGGTAGTAGTCCCGGTAACTTGCCTACTTCTACTCCAAACTCCAATTCCACTTACACCGGCAGGTTATCTACGAATTGAACACCCTGCTCCAATCCCTCCGACCCGTAATCCAAACGAAAGCCGTCCTTGTACTCAGAACGATATGGGTGATGCACCTAGGTATTTCGAACCTTACTAACTTTTCCCTCTAACCAAACCTGACCATGATTACCATCAAAACTGCTGCTGACGTTCATGAATTTCTCGAAATCGTTCAAGTGTTTATTGATTACAAAAATCGGCACAAATTTGAACTCGACACCTACCTCGACAAGATAACTGAGCTTGAAAAAGAGCTAGACACTGAACGATCTGTCAAAGAACACCTAGGTGAACAGAAAGCACATCGTCGTGAAATAGCAGAAGCTAACAAAATTATCGACGACCTTCGCACAGAACTTCGACAAGTCATCAATGAAAACATCCACCTTCAAAATTCTGTTAATGCCAGTCTAATGCGGGAGTCAAAATTAAACGGTAGTAAAGAGGCTCAAGCAGAATCCCCTGCTTTACATCCAAAAAAGAAACCGTACGACAAGTCGTAACCAACATACTCCGTCCCTCTAACCCACTCTCACACCATGACTCTCTCATTTATCTACGTCTCCCCACAAATGTTTCCCACCATCGCAGGCATCGCAATCATTGCAGCCGTCTGCTACATGCTCGGACTATACAGCGGAGCATACATGTTCCCTATGATAGCCCCAGAACCCTGTACTGGACTCACCCCAGAAGAAAAGAAGTTGATAGCAGAACTGCATGAAATGATTTATGCAGAATACTCAGCCAACTTGTTCGAAAAACAATGCAGCGATGACATTGACGACTTCGACGACTACATAAACTCTTTAGACAAAGAAACCACAATACCCGACAACGGGCATTCAGCTCATTGCCCCGGTGTTGGTATCCCCTCTGTAGCTGGTATTGACGTTCAAAAGTCAGACATCTACTGGATGTCCGGTACATGTATGTACCCCGAAAACACACGATGGAGTGTGAATTGGGAACCACGGACTCGTGGTGGATTCGAGTACGCTATAACCAATTTTGTAGAAAACACAGCCTACCCTTATCGAGGGTATGTCTTTGTATGGGGAGAACAACGAAATCATACTTGGAACCCTTCTGGTCGAATAATCGACGACATTTATGAGTCAAAATACGACCTTATTCCAGTTAAAGAGGACAACAATGCTTGATTTTCTCGACTGGCTCATCGTCTACATCGAACTTCCTGCAATTCTCTTAGTCCTAGTCCCACTAGGCTACACAATGTACAAGGACTTGTCATGAACAAAATGTTCTCTTACGAATCCCTTTACGTCAGCGAAACCGTCCCAGGATTAGTAGTATTTAAGAAAGGTAAACTACTCCGAAGTATGTTTCCTTACAAACGGGGAACCACGTTTGACGTCCTTGAGTTTGACCCTCTCAACGAAAGAATGGTTGTGACTCGTGGAACCAAAACCACGACTCACAGAATTCAAACTTCCACTTTCAAACTAACTGCTCCATACTCCAACGAATAACTCTCATGCCACACTTATTAATCAATGCCGGACCAGGTTGTGGTAAAACTTCCACAATCGTCGATGCCTACATCTACTATCGTACCACCAAACCAGAACTATGGCTACAAAAGTTCCGTCACACTGAGGAACAAGCCGCAGTTTACCAATGGTGCAGGGAGTCTCTCCCCAGGAAAGAGAACGGTGAGCCGTTGCCTGCCATTTATTTGGCCTACAACAACACCACTGTTGACGATCTCAAGAATCGTATCCATTCCGAGTCAGAAGTTAAGACTCACCACGGTTGGGGGTACAAGGTACTACAACGAGCAATCGGGTACGTTCCTCTCAACAAAAAGGATTACACCGACCGTTTGATCGAAACTGTCACTGGACGCACCCTTTCTAGTGACAAAAACAGGTTTTCTTGGATCACTTCCTTCCGTTTTGTAGAAAAACTGCAAGAAGAATTGCTCGAAGTGACCGAAGAAAACATGTATTTGATGCAAGCCAAATACAGTGATCTTGCTCCGTACAAGATTCATCCAGACATTTGTCAGCAAGCATCCGAGATTATTCGGGCTATGAAGTCCGCAAATCACCGTCAATTGGGCATAAGTCATATGCTCCAAGTGTGGTTAGCCCTGTTTATGTTGCCAAAACCCTTGTACGAAATCGGTTTTGTAGACGAATGTCAGGATTTAAGTCCAGCTAGGCTGGCTTTGTCCTTCAAACTGTGTCGTAACCTGGTTTTTGTGGGTGATACTAACCAAGCTATCAATGCTTGGACTGGTGCAGACCCAGAATCAATCAGCAAGATCGCAGAACACTGTTCTACACAGCTTCCTTTACGACTTTCGTTCAGATTACCACCAAACATGGCTCAAACAGCCAACACAATCTGTCCGTCAGCTCAAATTCGCACCTTACCCGACCGCACCCCAGGAATTGTGGGTAAAGTTCGAGCAGAAAACATCGTTGAATGGAGTCGATCTATGGTCGAAAACAGCCCAATGATTATCTGTCGATACAATGCTCCGTTGATGAAACTGGCACTACAGCTGGTCAAAAACCAAATTCCTTGTCGAACTTTGGGTGATTCACTGGCAAAATCCTTGATTTCTACAGTACAAAACCGTAGAGCCAAGAATATCGACGATCTTTTACTCAAACTTGCTAGTTATGAAGAACTTTGCCTTCGTGCTGGTAGTCCAATGGCAAAACAAGCTACAGCCGATCGTTTCGACTGTATCCGCCATATCCTCAAAGACTGTAACAGTATCGAAGAGTTCGAACCACTGGTACAGTCCCTACTCAAACCCCCAAAAGGCATCAAACATATCACTTTGTGTACCATTCACAAAGCAAAAGGACTGGAAGCCGACATTATTGGCATCCTAAATCCACCAGTTCCGTCAGAAAGAGCAAAGACTGACATTGAAATTAAGCAAGAAATCAACATTGATTTTGTTGCACACACCCGTACCAAACGAGACCTTTACTACATTTACGCAGAGTAACCCATGACCAACGAACAACACCCTCTCGACGACCTGATGCACAGCCTTATGAACAACATCCCTATCACCAAGGACCAAGCCCAAGAAGCCGTCAAAATTGAGTTTCTTGAGCTACAAGAACACTTTGGTGAAGAATTTGCTCAACAACTCTATCTCACGGTGTTGATGAACAGCTATGTTGACCGAAGATTCAGTTCAGAAGAATACGCAGACCTTCAAAACGAACGAATGATCAAACTTGCAACAATCTTTAGTGCTTTGTTGCAAATCTTCAAGAAGAACCCTCAAAGTTTCACCGGAAACTGCGAAGTATTACAAGTTTTTCTACCAGGGACAACTGCACGTGGAGCCCGCCTAAATCTAATCTATAACGGCATTGAGTCGATTATAGGTGTAACCACAGAATCAATTCGCTTGTCCTTATAACCTTCTTTTTCTTTCACTCTCACTCTCACTCTCTCACAAACAATTATGCAAACTACTCTCTACAAACTGAACAACTTCAACGACGTTACTTGGTGGGTAGCCACCGTTGACAACAACGTACTTACTGTTACCTGGGGTCGATGCAGCAAGACTTCCACCGAAGTATCACAACACGGTGAACAAGTTATCGAAGTCCCTCCAGAAAAAGCGGTCGACGAATATCACAGTCGTATTCGACACCAAAAAGATCGTAAAGGTTTTACCGAAACGATTCCGACAGCTTCACCAGACCTACCCATGTTGGCTCAAGAATACAAGGGTAATGTCAAGTTTGACAAAGTTGCCTTGCAACCCAAGCTCGACGGCATTCGATGTATCATGTCTCGTGAAGGACTGCTGTCTCGAAGAAACTTGTACTTCCTGTCCTGCCCTCACATCGAGTTGTACTTGTCCAAACTACCGGAAGGAATCAAGCTCGACGGGGAACTAATCATTCCCAACACTCCCCTGAACACAATCGAGTCTTACGTCATGCGTAGTCGTCCAGACTACACCGTATGCAAAGAAATCGAGTACCACGTATTCGATATCATCGACATCGAAGCTCCATTCGAAGCCCGTGTACTCGAAGCAGAACGAATCGTTTCCGAACTCGAAGAAGTCTACATTCGTTGGAGAACCGACCCAAAGTCTACTTTCAAAAACCTACCCTACTTCTCCCACAAGTGCCCATTTAAGATGGTACACACCGTCTTACACGACACTCCCCCAGGAGAAGAAGAACTGCGAGAGCAGTTTGACACTTATCGAGCCGCCGGTTACGAAGGTATGATGATTCGTAACAGCAATGCTCCCTACGAAGTCAACAAACGATCAACGTCGTTACTCAAGATGAAAGCATTCGTAGACAACGAATTCCTCATCGTCGACGTCATCCCAGGAACAAACAAGCAAGGTGTGTTTGTTTGTGAAACAAGTTCTGGCAAAGAATTCAAATGTTCTTTCAAGGGAACTCATGCCAAACGACAACAAATCCTCACTTACAAAGAGACTTACATCGGTCAGTACCTCAAAGTAGAATTTGAAGGATACTCCGAATACGGAGTCCCACGTTGTCCCGTAGGCATCCACTACTTCCGCAAAGAAAACTGTGACAAACCCATAGGAGAAACAACCGATGCCCCCTGAACCAAGACCATTCCAAATAGGCGACAAAGTCCGTTTACGACGACTCAAGCACAAACTTTTTATTGTCCGAGCCGTCAATCCCGGAAATTACGGAATATTCATTCAACCCGAAGGCGGAGCTTGCGAGTACGTGTCCTCCGACGAAATCGATTTAGAGGAAACAACAGTCCAACGACAAAAAGATCGTTGGTTGAAACTTAACTTCACAGTCGTGGGTGGTCCTCACCACGGAATGAAAATTCCACCAAGTCACGGCCACAGAACTCTTATCGTTGAGTGGGAAGCCTCCGGAAAAATAATCACCTACAAACCCTATCGTTTTGCAGCTATACAAGAGAGATGCGATATTACAGTTTTTGCACCCGTACTATTAGACGTCGGTTTACTTGAGTTGTTTGTCAACGATTGTTCTGACGACGAGTACATGAAAAATTTCGACCCACTCACCGGCTGTTTTGTCGACCCCAAAAACTACAAATCAAACATCCCGACAGTCACACTCTCAGGAACAAAACTATGCCCGAACTCCGACAGCTAGCCTGGTGGGAAACCATCGAACCAACAGACTACTATAGGCAATGTCGTCTCGGACATGAACTTCGACGAGTACACTCTTCTGTTGGTTCGACAGTCGAGGAAGCATTCTACTTTTACAAAGAACGAGGTATAACTATCTTATTCTTTCGACTAACCACTTCCTAACTCTCACCCCAGGAAATTCCCTCATGACTCGAAACCCACTAGAACGAGTTCTTTACACCCATATTGACGATGCTGTTCATATAGCAGCTCAATTGTCGACTCTTCGTTACAACCATCCGTGGATCAACGAAATCGCAGACTTACCTGGATTTCCAGTTTCACCAGAGAACACCAACATCAACATTCGTACAGACAACTACGTTCTGATTACGGATCAGATGCAAAAAGCTTTGTCTCTCTTGATGGAAGCAAGGAAGTGTCTGTTACTCCTGGGTATACAAGGACTCGTATTTTCAGAAGAACGACCTTATGAGAAAAAAGTACCGACCGACCCAGAAGATGTACGATTCGAACTTTGAAGAGTCGTTTCATCAACTTTGGAAGCAACATTCGACCTATCCTATTGTTCATCATCACACCGTACATTTGTCTCGGGAATGGGAACTAGACTTCTGTTTTCCAACCGAACGGGTTGCAATAGAACTTCAAGGATATGGAACAGGTCACTTGTCATACAAAGGTATGCAACGAGACTACAACAAACACAACGACCTAATCCTTTCAGGATGGATACTTCTTTACTTTATGTCAGCGGACCTAAAAGATGAACCAGAACGAACAATCACTACCATTAAGCGGGTTATCGAACGAGTTAACCCAGCAATCCGAAAGTTTGATTTTACCTCGATCAAACGACCAGAACATCAACCCGGTAATCTTGCTGAAGCAGCGAGAAGGCTCCTCAATAAAAAGACTAATCGACCGTAACAGTTCTGGTTCTTTCAAGAACTACTGCGACAAGATTGGTTTCACTCCACCCAACTTTCATGCAATCCTCTCAGGAACACGACCATGCAGCCTGGAAAAACTGAATCACATTCTGTCGGGAATTCGTTACCACGCTACCATTTCAACAACTATTGTCATTCAGGCCATGCCGACTGGTCCGGATGCCGAAAATGCGGCCTCTCTGTTGGACGAAGATACGTCGCCCTTCGACGAGACGGGACTCACCTTTTTGGAGGAACCAACCCAATCCGACTTCTCTTCATTGGAGAAGGACCAGAACTCGTCGATACTTTCACAGGACGACCTTTTACAGGAATTTCAGGACGATTAGTCGACGGGCTTCTTGCCCAAACCCGACACAGTATTCAATACTGTATGACTAACCTCGTAGGTTGTATGACCAGAGACATAGTTAAGCTTCACGGTCCAGACGGTAAAGAAATTTACTGTGCAGACCAAGACGAAGCTACCGAAGCTATCGAAACTGTTGGAGCAACGATCGAAGCACTCAACTACGGTCGATCCCCCAGCAGAGCCGAAGCAGCCATTTGTTCCCCTCATATTGACGAACTGATTGCTTCATTCAAACCCAAAGGTGTAGTATACCTAGGCACGTTGCCTATGGCATACTACCGTTGTTCACTTCCGTACATCAAATTGTTTGGTGTTTCCACTACCAAATTCATGAAACAAGAGTACAAGCTACTCGAAGTAAAACGTGAAGCCCGCAAACTCCTCGAATTCATTAAGGAACTCTCACCATGTTTTTCGTAAAAATTACCGACCAATCCAATGTCACTCGAATCATCAACCTTGAATCAGTGACACTCTGCGGTATTCGTATTGTGATAGCCAACGGAGTCAATCAAGAACTTTGTGAAGTCACCTACCATATGGGTGGTGGTACATTCTCAACATTCTTACTTGACTGCACCCTCGAACAATTCCTCGACTACATTCAATATGTATTCAACTGCCCAGGAAACCCACACACCCTGGTCGACCACTTACAACCACCCACTCCTGTCAAGAAATCCGACATAGAAACTTTGGCCCGAATGAACGCCATTCTATCCGAAGCCAACAAAAAAGTTCGACGTAGGAAGGAAGCCGAAGAACATTTACGCAACATCTTGACCAACTCATCCCCTCAAGAATTTGCAAATGAGTACGACGGAAGCCCCTTACACCCACTACAACCTATTTCCGGCATACGACGCAAGACTCAACCCGCCGTAGACCATGAATTCTTTCAAGAACGGTTGAACGAACCACCACAACCTATACCCACGTTTGACCCCTGGCAAAAAGTCAAAATCATCGATGCAGAGCATTCTCAGTTCGGTTGTGTCGGTACTGTACTTAAAGTTTCAACGTCGCAACTTCCACCAAATTTCGTAGTTGTTCGAATCGAAGAAAAAGACACCCATCACGACTACACCCTCCGCAAAGACCAAATTCAACACCACTCACCCCAGGAATCAGACTCATGCAATGGAAATGGAAAGGCCCAGTCGACGGGGGAATAACCCAGTCGCTACTCGGCAAGTATCTACAAGACCCGTTCAGTTTTGTCTTGTACTACGGTTGCGGTCTGGAAGAATCAGGACCAGTCAACCAAAACCTAATTTGGGGTAACGAGTTTCACTTACTACTGGAACTGACCCTACCTAACCCACTGCTCTACAACAACCTCTCCCAGGAAGTTCTCGACGATCTAAAAAACCGCCTCGTTACTCTTGAAGAAGGTTATGCTCACGTTGAAGCAAATACACTTCCTTCTGTATTGGAAATGATGAAGTTGTACAACGACAGCTACAAACTTTCTTACGAAATCGAGACCGAAAAACAGTTTAAGTTCGAGTATCGTACCAAAAATCATCGAGTCTCCCTCATGGGTAAGATCGACGGTATTGGTACTCCCCGAATCCCATTCATTCCAGCAGGTTATTCGTTTGACCCTGATTTACCAGTCCTCATAGAACACAAATGTAAAGGATACCACGACAGACTACAACACCGCCAGGAAATTCACACTGACTTGCAGTTAAACGTGTACCTGCATGCAATGCAAGTGCTAGGCAAGACTACAGACCAAGTGATTTACGACATCATTCGTATTCCAGAAGTCCAGTTTGGTTGTCCAGCTCGTAACATCGGAGAACGTATTCCTTACTACATCAACCGAATCTACAACACTTGTACTCCTTACAAAGATTATCCAGTGTCCAAGAACAAGTTTATGTGGTTAGATCAACACTGTTTCTCTCACCCAGAAGAACTCGTCACTGAGTTTCGCAAGGTTACTCTCGATCCAATCATCGACGGTCTTTGTTACATGTACGAGTATACCCTCTCAGACAGTTTTGATCCATTCAATCCTGACTGTTACAACCACTTGTTTCATCGTCGTCCACTTCGATTGTTTGACCCAGCTCGTACTGACAAGTTTAAGAAAGACTATTATCAGTATCTTACTGGAGCTTTACCACTCGAATCCCTTGTTCCAGTCCCTCACCTGTTCAAAGAACTCCACGGAGAAAACTAATGAAAATTTGTCCTCGTACCAACCCATACCACAACTTCGTTCGTACCACGTTCGCAGCCAGTCAATTCACCGACCCAGAACATATCGTTCGTGACGACTTCAACCACTGTACTCTCGGCATCGCCGGAGAAGCATTCGAAGTGTGTGAAGCACGACTAAGTTTTCTGTTCGGTGGAGATACCTCACAAGGTTCACCAGCTCGAACTGCATACATCAAAGAATTGGGAGACCTTTGCTACTACGTCGCCATGTTGGAAAACACCATGGACAAGTACGTCGAATCATCACAGAACCGACCAGGCTTTGTGTTTCCGACAGACGTAGCCTACATGAGAGTAGACCATCCAGTAACGTCTACGCCCGAAATCATTCCACCACCAGAATTATTTGGTCCTGATGAAAAGCAACTCATCGAACAACTGCCCGAACAAGGCCCCGCCAATCATCCGTACACGTTGATTTTCGACCGTGCTTTGAATGAAAAACACGGAGACTACTTGTCTGCCGAATCTCTCGACAAACGTATGCAACTGGCTGTGATGGAAATTTCTGTTGTGATGCTGTGTAACGAGTACATCGAGTTACTCCCGACGTACAAGAATTGCGAAACCATCGACTTTCCACAGTACGTTGAAGGTTTCCTGGATTACGTCAAACGTGTGTTGTACTACCGTACCGCAGACTGGTCACTACTTCCGATTTACATTCGTGGATTCTGGGCATTCATTACTGTGTTTGCTACTGTTGACCTTGACTTGACTCTCCAAGACATTCTCAACGCAAACGAAGCCAAACTTCGTAAACGATACCCAACCGGCACCTTCACCCCAGAAGATGCCACCCGAAAAGCAGACAACAATGTTTGATATAGAACATTTGCTTTTTGGTCTTATGGTAGGCTTCTACTATCTGGCTTTTCTGTGTTTTACATATAGGCCTCCAAAATCATGACTGAATTTCAGTGCGATTATGCCTGTTTCTTTGCGATGATCTTTATACTCTATATTCTTACGCATGAAATAGAGTTAGACATTTAACTTTTGTCCGTCCCTCTTGTTTTAGGAGAATTATTTTGTCCCGTGGTTTATCAGGTGTTATTTATGGTCGTGAAGGTATGGGTAAAACTAGCCTTGCACTCCAGTTTCCCGGTCCAGTCCATTGCATGTCAGTGGGTGAAACCGGCTATCAAGACCTTGAAATGGTCAACCAAGTTCCAGAAAATTCGGTGAATTACGTCATCGACAATTTCGAGCAACTTGTTTCGGCTGTAGGCAAAGTCGTGAAAGGTACTGTTGTTATCGACAGCACCAAAGGTTTGCAAAACAAAATCTTTGATTACGTTCTACGTATGTACTACCAGAACAACAGCAAAGATTTTCACGCATACTCGTCTGGTGTTCGTAAAGAATCACCACAAGTGTTGCAACAATTCCTTGATGCTTGTTCAACCAAGGTCAATCAAGGAGTTAACGTTATTTTGATTGGACACGTAGGCACAATTCCTTTACCCAATACAATGGGTGCAGACGTTTTGTGTCACGTGATCAATATGGAAGATGGCGACAAAGGTCTTGGTATGAGAAGCACTCTCACAGCCTGGGCTGGATTCATCTTTTTTCTCAACCTCGACGTAGCTATCAATCGTGTGACCGAAAAAGTATCCGGTTTAGCTATGGAAGGGAAAGCTGTTGAATCGAACAATCGTCTTATCTACACGACTCTTTCGACAGCACACCAAGCCAAAAATCGGTGGAGTATGCCACCGGTAATTCCTATGGGGCAATCACCCCAGGAAGCCTGGACCAACCTCTTCAAACATTTTCCTGAGGCATACAAGAAAGGAGCCTAGTCTCAGTTGTTCTCTCACAAGTCAGGCTAACAGTTAGTCTTGACTCAACATTTTTGTTTTAAAGTAAGAAAGTATATTCAAATGAAAAAATCAGCAGTATCTCAAGAATTCATGTCCTTCCTTGGCCGTAACGCTAACGCAATTGAGCAGGCCAAGACAGCAGAATCCCGATTGTCCAACGTCCCTGTTCCTCTGGGAGCCAGCGGTACTTGTATCGTGACCGGCTTCTCGTTTAACAGCACCAAAGACAAGCTGCAAGCCGACGGTACTACCAAGGTAGGTACACCGTTCTGTGAAATGGTGCTGCCAATCGTCGACCACCCAGAGCATCAAGGCAAGACTTTGAAGAAGCTGTGGTGGTTCGGTGACTCAGCAAAGATGACTTCGGCTCAACGGTTCGAGATGTTCTTGAATGACATGGAGAAACTCGGTCTCCCCAGGGAAATCCGATCAGGACACCAATCTGTTAGCGAGATTGGCGACTATTTCTTGTCCAAGGAAGGTCTTGCGTTTCACTGGATCATCTATGCCGATCAATACGGTGAAGATGGTAAGTCGATTCGACTGTCCACCATGGACACCGTAATCGAAGCCAACGACAGCGTCATGCCACCGATGGGAATGCCTGCTCCTGTTTCTCCAGTGATGTCGTTTGTACCTATGTCGGGTCCTGCAGCAACCCCCACTCCTGCACCAACCCCGACTGCTCCCCCAGCCGGACTGCCAGCAATCGGAGCTGAGGTCAAGTATCTCGAACAGTCTTGGAAAGTCGTTGACGTCTTTGCTGGATCAGGAAAGATTCAGATCAAAGGCATCGACAATCCTGCCAACGAGAAAGTCATCTTGGCTTCTAACCTGGATAGCTAAGTTTATACTTCGTACAAAACTTAACTATCGTGGGACTCGCACCCACTTCGTTTGTTAAGTCAGCACAGGGTTGGCTTAACTACATTACCCGAATGAGCCTCGGTACGTTCGGCTGACTAGGCCATTAGTCAGCACTTTTATGGAGAAAAGACTCATGAAGTCACCAATTACGTTTGTGTGTTTGATCGTTACTCTTTTGCTGTCAGGACTCAGTCATGGACAAGCTCCACAAGTTCCTTCCAGACCCAGTTACGTACAAGCAATCCCCCAAGGAAGTGCTGGACTCGGTTGTGTCAACGGTCGATGTTCCCAGGGTGCCCACCAAGGAGTGGTTCAATACGCTGTCTCCGGAACAACGCAAGTTGTTGGCAATGTGGTGCATAATGGGAGAGCAGTACTTCACAGTACAACCCATACTGCGGGAACTATCGTCACCAATACAGTTCGAGCCACTGGAGCCGTCGTTGAACGAGTCGTCGATACAACGGGACAAGTTCTTACTGCGACACTCGACGCAGCCGGTAATATCACCTACACCACAGCTAGGATTGCTACGGCCCCAGTACGAGGACTTGCCCAGTCAAAAGCCGAACGACAAGCCGCAATGCAACGATGTTGCCATGTCGGTGGAAGCTTTGGTGGAGCCAGATATGAAGGAGTCGGATTTTCAACCGTCTCAGGAGAAGAAGCAATCAAGCAATGCTGTTATTCTAGCCGATCAATCCGAGAATCAGGAGTAGCTTATGGCTACAACCAACGACTCCGATGTTACGGTTGGTTTGCGACTATCTTGTGCGATTAGCTCTTTGGGACCGTTACACTAACCCCTAACCCCCAGAAAAACTGGTATCCAACGGGGTTCACTTAAGGTACGGTTCCTTCAACCCAAAGAGCGTTAGGGAGTGATTGCCCTAAGCAATCTACAGAGCCGGTAGTTTAACACCTAGGTAAAACTGTCGTAAGACAAAGCAGGTAGCCAGTCCTGCCCGGTTCTTTTTAACCCTGCTAACCCGGTACGGACGAGCTGCAAGCAGACGAGCCTTAGATGGCACCGGGGTAACCAGAAACACTACTAGCGGGTCTTGCCTCGCATTACATAGGAATTCAACCATGAAACTATAAATAATGAATTTAACTACTAGCCGAAACCCAAGATCGGCGACATGAGCTGTGTGTAGTCACCGGCAATGAATACGCCAAAATGAAGTAGGTGGCATAGCTTATGTCTAAGCAGATGACGATCTGCCCGATCTTTTTGTTGATACACGGCACTAAAGTTTTTGTACTTTAGAGGCACGTGCCCTAGTTAATCTTTTAGGATAATAACGACTTACAGTGTAACAACTACTCTGAGGCGTACCTATAATTGCTCAAGATTAACTGGTAAAGTGTTGTTAGAATCAGTAGTTCAACGGTAGAGCAGCACCCTTCTAAAGTGCAGATTGTGGTTCGACTCCACACTGGTTCTTTTTATTTACTTCACCCCTTTATCAAGGAAACCCTCATGAGCAGCAACGGACCACCACCATCAGAACTCGAACGTATCAAAACCAAACTTACTAACGCAGGACTATCTGTTGAGCAAATAACTTTAGTCATTAAAGCTGCTCAAGAGTCAGCCCATGTTTTGGGGGTGTCAATAGAACGTTTATCAGACATGCTTGCTGAATCTTGCAAATACCCGGCATTGCGTCCAAGCATGATTGTATTGGATGAACCAACGTCCCCACCACCACCAATCAAAAAACAATACACGGATGAAAACATTGCTGCCTCAGCAGCTGCTTTCAGAAAAAAACTGATGAATCAAATACGCACAAGACCCGATCCAATCAATCAATCGGTGATGGACCTAGAAATGCTAGGAAAACCTTTTGGATTAACAGATATGTTGGATTGGGATTCAAACACTGATGACCTCGATCTAGACATATTTTAACATCATGAAACTAATCATCCCACCCCAGGAAAACTTGTGTGCAGTCTACCTTGTAGACACACCACTATCTCCATTGTTGTGCCAAACACACCCTGACAAAGTCTTTATCTTTGGTGACAACATAGAACGTACCGGAACACAAGGGCAGGCTTTTATTCGTCGATGTCCAAATACGTTCGGTATACGTACTAAGATTTCACCCAAGACAAACGCTATTGCATACTTTTACGACAGTGACTTGATGCTGTTCAAATATCTTCTAGCCGAAGATATGAAACAGATTCACAAACTTCGTCAAACTCATGCAATCGTGTTTCACCTAAACGGCTACGGTAACGGCTTGGCAAAGCTTCCAGAAAAAGCTCCACGTTGTTACGAACACTTGGTTAATACTCTCAACACTTACTGTCAAGGAACCTACTGGTGTCTAAACCCATCCCACCCAAACCACCTTCCGCAAAACTCATCTATATCAACGGATCAGTCCGGTACGTCCACTACCCAAACCCACCCAGAGGTATCTCCGTAATGATTAACGGAATGATTCGACGTCCCTGCGAAGTTGAATTCATTCCACCAGCACCTAACTGGGATGCTGCTTCTGCCAATCTTCATCGAGTTACTGTAGCTGATTGGAAACGTCGAGTAAGTTCATTCGTTCGTAATTCATAACTCGTTCCGTAGAAAGTTTGTTATGCTCCTAGCAATCGACACAGAAACCACTGGGTTAGATTTCTTTCATGGCTGTCGTCCGTTTATGATTACAGCTTGTGACGGAACCTATACTTACGTTTGGCAAGGACAAGTCAATCCTTATAATCGAGACGTGTATTGGGATGAAGATGAACTTCGTTCGTTTACCGATCTTGTAGCAAAAGCTACTCGTATTATTTTTCACAACACTACTTTCGATATGCGAGCACTCGCTTCAATCGGAATAGACATTTCTTCTTTCTGGGGTCGGATAGAAGATACTTTGCTTGCTTCTCATGCCATTTGTTCTGGTGACACACACAACTTGAAAGACCTTGCAATCAAGTATTGCGACTACTGGGATGACGATGAAGTTGCTCTAGCCGACGCAGTAAAAGATTCTGTTAAACAAGCTAGATTCAAAGGATACGACGTAGCCAAAGCTGGACACAGACACTTCCCAGGACTTCGTAAAACTGGTACTAGCTTTTGGAAACAAGACTATTGGCTTGCACCAGAATCTTGTGCCACTTACGGTGGTCGGGATGCTGAACGTACTTGGTTGTTGTGGAGTTGTTTCCGTATCGGTCTAATGTCCGACGGTTTGTGGGACGTGTACTGCACTCGTAAAGAATTGCTCAAGATTGCTTATGACATGCAATCTACAGGCAAATACTTCTACGTAGAAGAAGCTCGACAAATCTTGGAATCCAACACCAAACGTATGGAAGAACTACGTTGGGAAATCAAACGAATTGCAGACATCAAGTATCGTTTCAATCCCAACAGTCGAGACCACTTGATCGACTTGATCCACAACCGGCTTAAAATCCCTGTAGAATACTACACTCAGGGTAAAGTTCCCAAGCCAGCTATGGACAAGAAAGCTCTAAAGTCCTACTTCGAAGATCACCAATCACCCACACTAACTAAACTAGCCAAATATAAACGACTTCAAAAACAAAACACAGACATCGAAGGCATACTAAACTGGGTTGACGAAAACAATCGTACACACTCTAACCTGAACATTACAGGTACTAGAGAAACACGACAGTCCTCATCCAACCCCAACGACCAAAACACAGACAACGAACTCAAGCACCTATTTGGTCCACCCCCAGGAAAAGTGTGGGTGTGTACTGACTTGGTAAACATCGAGTTGCGTATTTGGGCTTATGTTATCGGTAACAAAGAACTAATTGCATTGTTCGAGCAAGGCATGTCTGTTCACCAGATCATCATGGAGATTGTTTACCCTGCCGAAGCTAAACTCATTGGAGCTATCAAAGACAAACCTAAAAAGCTACTCACCGACGATGACTATCGTATTCTCAAAAAGTATACGAACATCAAATCCGGTAACTTTTCTTTGCTTTATGGTGGGTCTGAAAACAAAATCAATGAGAGCTACCACGGTGGTAAAAATCCCCCTAACTACTGTGCTCGCATCAATGCTAAGTTCCCCGGTGTAACTCAATTCACCAAGACCCGTATTGCTATGGCTTCTGAGAACTACGTCAAGTATCGAGTATTCAGTGTAAGCACTTTCGGCGGATACCGACTCGATGTTAATCCAGACCAAGCATACACAGCTTGCAACTACTTTGTTCAAGGTAGTGCTGGCTGGATCATGACCGAAGCAATGATAGCCTGGGCTGCAAACCCTGACTACAAACGATTCAATTGTTCCATGAACTCCCAGATACACGACGGACTCGATACCGAAGTAGACATCACATCAGCTCTCCCCAGAATTATCGATTCCAAGTGCATGACGATCAGCCGTGCTGGACGTAAGTACATTCCAACCTGCGACGTTACTTGGGAAATCAAGTACCACCCAAGTGACGAAACCAACCCAATCATCCAAGACATTCTATCCACGAAATAACTATGCCACAACCTTTGACCGTTACCGAAAAACTTGTATTGTTCAAAGCAAACTTGCTTGACATACAAAAAATACTTTCTTCCAAACTATCAGATCAAGCCAAGCACAAAGCTATCTTAGAACTGATCGACGAAGAACTCAACTTTCCTACGGAGCAAGACAAAGATTCGTTGCTTCGAATGAGAGACCGAATCCTAAAACACAGCCGATGAAAGGTATTGTACCGTGCATTTGTTCGAATTTCACACAGGGATCATAGCCCAACAGCATGGTGATCAGTTCATTATGGACTGCCCATTCTGCGAAAAACAATCTCACTTTTTCTACAACGGAGAGACATTTCTTTGGGACTGCAAAGTCTGTATGAAGAGTGGTAATCCAGTTCAATTCCTACGCTACTTGTACGAATCTTTCGACAACGTAACTCGCACTGCCAACTTTATTTCGTCTCTCCGAGACTTGCCTCTATCTTGCATTCAAGACGCCGGACTCAAATACAACGACCTAAATGGTTCGTATTTGATTCCTACTTTCAAGAACGGCAAACTAAACAACTTGTACAAAGTTGCTCTAGTTCGTAAGCAAGACAAACACACCGGAGAATGGGCAGACAAGTGGATTATCATGGCCTCCCCAGGAATTGAGCACACACTCATGAACTGGGAAGAAACCACCTGCGATACCATTTTGATTTCCGAAGGTCACTGGGATCGTTTAGCTGCCAGGGCCATTATCGGTGGACATCACGTATCTCCTATCGGAGTTCCTGGGGCCGGAGTATGGAAAGCAAGTTGGTGTGAAATCTTGGCAGACAAACACGTTGTGTTTGCTTACGACAACGACCCTTCTGGTAAAGCTGGATTTGAGAAAGTTATTCTCAGCCATATCGCTACCAGTCACTACAAGCCAAAGTCCATCAGTTACATTCGGTATCCCGAAGACAAGCCTGTAGGTTATGATCTTAACGACGTTTACCGAGAGTATGGTCGAGGTTCATTTTCCAAACTAGAAGAATGGAAAACACCGTACACTTCCCCAGAAAACGTCGTGGTCGTAAAGACCACAATGGAGACTGTCGTTGCTGACACTTCATGCACTACGTTCGATGAATTAGTTGCTCGATACGAACAAGTATTCCACACAACTGAACCCATGAAGCTAGGACTACTCCTAGTATTGTCCTCCATCTACTCCACCAGGATAGAAGGCGAACAACTATGGATTCGTATGTTTGGTGCTCCAAGTTCTGGTAAAACTACCATTGCCAAAGTCGTTGGTGGTTCCGAACAAGTAGTTCTCAAGTCTACGTTTACAGGTTTGTTTTCTGGTTGGAAAGACGACAACGGACAAGATGCTTCTCTTATCCCTCTCATTGCAGGCAAAACACTCATCGTCAAAGATGCTGATGCTCTGATGCGAGAAGGTAACGTAGAGAAAATCTTTTCAGAACTCCGAGACTTCTACGACAAAGACAGTTCCACGTTCTACAAGAACATGGTTGCTCACGACTATCGTAATATTCGTTCTACGATGGTATTGTGTGGTACTCACGTTCTACGTAGGTCTGACCAATCTTTCCTGGGGGAGAGATTTTTGGACTTCGAGTTGGACTTGTCCGAACGTGATCGTGAACTAATCGAAGATCGTATGTTAACTCGATCCATGGCAGTAGCTAACGATCCATCAGCTCTCCCTCCAGAAACTCCAGTTATTGCAGCAGCCAAAGGTTTCATTGATGCTCTCATGCAAAAGAACATCAACGTACTCCTGGGTCCAAGAGAACAAGAAAACATTAAAAAGTTTGCTCGTCTTGCTGCAACCCTTCGTACTAAAGTTGACCGAGAAAACAATCGTGGTAACGAGATAGCCTCAGAACCTATCATCGAAGTACCTGCTCGTTTGATCGGTCAGTTGACCAAGCTACACATTTGTGCTACCATAGTTTTAGGTCTCGACAAGCCTAACGAAATGGTACATCAATTGGTAGTAAAAGTCATTCGAGACATCATCGACTACAAGTCTTATCGTATGCGGATTGTTCGGCATATTATGAAAGAACCTCGTAGTCGAGACGAAATCGTTATGCTCACCGACATGTCCATCGAACGAGTCAACCGTGAACTGCAAGACTTAGTTGCACTCAAGTTAGTTTACGGTATAAAACTTCCATCTAACAGTGGAGTCGGTCGACACGTAGTAAAACTACAACTCAACCAACCACTGGTAGAATTACTCCAACACATTGGATTTGAATAATGCCAAAAGGATTTGATCCATTCGCAGAATTCGATGATGATGGGTCAGTACCTGACATTCTCTCCCCAGAAGAAACGTCGGCATTGACTCGTCAACGATCTATGCAACGTCGGAACGATCGTCGAGATCAAATGCTCAAGAGCATGTTTCACGACGTAAAAGCTGACGTTACAATCTCTCCAGAACTGCAAGCCAAACGAGACGAACTACGATCCGATTACGTCAAAGCACACCAAATACTGTTCCCAAACAGCACCGGACAAAAAGAGTTCGGTGAAGAACAAAACAAAGCTATTCGACGATTTCAAAAGATTGTACAAAGTCGTGGCAAGCTAGTTCAAGCAGAACCTCGTGGATTTGCTAAGACTTCCCGTGCAGTTAATCAAATGCTCATGGGAGTCTTGCAAGGAGACATCAAGTTTGCTCTGATTGTTTCGTCTGCCATTGACAAGTCTACGGACATCATGGAGCAGTTGCAAACAGAGTTGCTGGGTAACTATGCCCTAGAAGAATACTACCCAACAATCATGCAATGCTTTCAACAAACCGAAGGCAAAGCAGTCAAGGCTAACAAACAAACCCTTAACGGCGAACCAACCCACACCGGATGGGGTGGAGACTACATTCGATTCCCAAACGTCCCAGGAGAACCGAGCAGCGGAGCCATTATTCTAGTTCGTACCAAAGATAACCTTCGGGGAATTTCTCGAAAGATTCGGTACGGACCAGAATCCGGTAAAGTTATTCGACCCGACTTCGTTTTGTTGGATGACATTCAAACAGATAAAGATGCTGTTAGTCCAGCAGTCTCGGCTAAGATTATCAAGACCATCAAACGAGCAGCACTCTTTGGTGGAAGTCACTCGAAGAAAATTCGAGCCATTATGACAATCACACCGAACTGCAAGGGAGACACAGCTACACACTTTATTCTCAACGAACCTTCATGGGAAGTAGCAATGTATTCGATGCTCAAGACCATGCCTAAAAACATGGACTTGTGGGATCAGTACGGAGCTATGCTGCTGAACTTCAACCGACACGTAGAAGGTGATCGAGAACGAGCACAACGTAGAGCATACGAGTTTGTTAAAAACAACTACGATCAACTTCACGAAGGTGCAGAAGCAACTTGGGAATGGGCTTACGAATGGGACACAGACGATCCAATCGAAGTGTCAGCAGTTCAGCACGCAATGACATTCTTTTACGAAGAAGGCGAAGAAGCCTTCAACTATGAATGTCAATGCAAAGTGGACACCACTACCAGCGAAGACGAAGCCATCAAAGCTTTGCCTGAACAAATCGTATCCCGCATATCCCACCTTCCCAGGAGAAAAGTGCCAGCACAGTGTAAAGTTCTTGTTACACACGTTGACTGCAATGCTGACTTTTTGAGCTACATGACCGTAGCTTCGGATACTCAGTTAATGCCCTACGTAGTGGACTACGGAACTTACCCACCCCAGCCTGGAGTAATCTTTCGTAAAGGAAAGATTCAACGAAAGTTGTGTGACATATACCAAGACATTGAACGAGAAGATTTCGCAGGCATGATGTATCAAGCCGTTCGAGACTTCTCTGAGATTCTTGGCAACACCATCTACACTCGGGAAGATGGACACGAAATGCTTCACAGATACATCGCATTTGACACCATGTGGCAAACCGATCACGTTCTGCGAGCCATTCGTGAATGTCGTCACCGAACAATTACGTTGGGTACTCAAGGAGTATTCTACGGAGTCAAAGATCGTCCTATGATGGAAAACACCAGTGGTGACAGACAAATGCACTACCACTGTTTTACCACCCCATCCCAGGACAGAATAGTTGACCTGTTAAAGATTGACACCAACAGCATGAAAACTCACGTTCATCGAGGATTCATTGCTCGTTCAGGAGTCATCGGTACATACAAGCTGTTCATCCCAGAAAATCCTGGAGATCACCAATTGATGGCTGAACACTTGTGTGCAGAAGATGTTACACAACTGGTAAACCAAAAAGAACAACGAATCGTGAATGAGTGGGTTAACACCGCTAGTCACGACAACGAGTTGCTCGACAATATCGTAGGCTGTACAGCTCTCTTGTTCAAAGCAGGCTGTACTCTCAAAACCACCAAAGAAATCAAACGATTCAACATCCAACAATACGTGAGCAAAAAATGACCAAGACCCCAGACACCAACCTTCAATACCGCACCCCAACAGTCAAAGACCGACATCGTTTACCAATCCAGTGTGTAGTGAGACCTACACCAAAAGACGAATGGAAACCAGCTTTGTTAGTAGACATTACAAACGAACCTTCACATAACTTTGGAGTACTCCCCTCAGACACTCCCCCAGTTGGCATAAAAGCAGGAAAGGTCCAAATAGAATATTACAAAGAGTGTCTCATTCGAGACAAAGCTCCGACCCCTGCTGAATCAATCGTCAACCCACCACCAGCTCTCCAAGGAACTTCGCTAGAAATTCCCGAAGTTAGCGGAGAACTAACAATATTGCTAGCTCTCAAACAAAAACTGCTCAAAGAAATAAAAGAACTAAGTGTTCCGTCAAACTCATTCCCCAACGGTACGTGGGTAAAAGTTATTGACGGCAAGTACAAAGACCACGTTGGAGTTGTCGTAAATGATTCTGTATCCCGACATGCCTGTCAAGTTAAAGTAAACTCAAACTTGAGAATTATGGTACTCACACACCATCTTGAAGAACTTCCAGCAACCCATGTACCCGACAACGCACCACCACCAAAATTTGTCATGGGTGATCCTGTCTACTACCAGTCAAGCGGACTCACATTTCACGTTCAAAGCTCGATACTGAACAAGGTTACTGGTTGGTTATACAAAATCATCAACATCAATCCAGACGGCACAATTTGGGGTCGGTTACCTGGAATACCAGAAGCAGAACTTACTCCTGCCGAGAACAAAGTAAACGTCCTCGACTTACCTCCAACACCCCAGGAAAACAACATCGACGTCAATGAACAAGGCGGTAAACAATCCCACCTTGATGCTCGATTCGATTGTATTCCACCAGAGGTTCTTCGGTTGTTGGCACAATGCTTAGGTTTTGGTGCTAGAAAATACGGCAAAGATAGCTGGAAAAACATTCCACAGTGGGATCACCTGAATCATGCCGTGAACCATATTAACGAGTGGAATCGGGGCAACAGAGACGAACCCCACCTGGTTAATGCAATGGCTCGTCTTACGTTTGCTTTGTGGCAAGCAGTAGACACCAACCAACAACCCGACACCTACCAGCATCCGGACCAACTCAAATGATTACCCTTGCAGCAGTTCTTTTGTTTGTTCTTAACCTAGCTGCTTGTATGCACTCAGCATACAGACTAGGTTACACTAAAGGCTATCAACGTGGCAAGTTAATAGCCTTCATGGAAGAACTAGACAGAAACAAAAATGTATCTTACAGAGATTTAGACGCCGGAGAAATCATTCGCCCTTATGACGAAATCGGTGATTGTACAAATCCTATGAAAGACCAACCTAACTGGATTCCTGTACCCGATCATTTGATAGGTACTCCAGCACCAGACCCTAGATATCCGGCACACACTAGATATCGCAGACCCTACTAAATCAAATGACAACAATATCTGTCGATAAAGATTGGTGGTTAACCGATCACTGGGACGAAGCCATGCAATTTCTAGACCAAAGCCTCACTTCTCGAATCCAACAGGTACAATATCTTATGAGCTTACGTAACATCCTAAGTCTTAAAGTCATCGACGGCGACACCCTTGAAGCTATCTATGAACTCGACTCAATTGAGAACATCTATGCCCACCGAGCTATACGACTTACTGGAATCGACACCCCAGAAAAGAAGCTGCCTGCCGGTAAGCTGGTCAAACAGTTTGTAGAGACTTGGGTTCACAAATATGGTCCGTCTCTCAGGATTTTGACCATTGATACAGACAAGTACAATGGACGAATCATTGGTGACATAGTTCGGCTAGCAGACAACAAAGTGGCAGAGCAACTTAGCCATACCCTTTTGCTCAATCAATTTGCAAAAAAATACTCAGGTCAATCAGCCAAGAAACCTTGGACACCCTTGGAACTTGACACAATTGAACGACAGCTTGGCAACGTAGTTACCATATCGAACTACGGACTGTACGAATGGATTCCCTGCTCCCATCCCAAACCCCTACCAATGGAATAACCGACCCCGTTATCTTCCCATGAGGATAGAAAAATAATTAAATGAATTTAATTATCTTTCTATGATATTAAACCGCCTTTTTTGAAAAATAGTATTGCCTTTCCGATTTTCGCGGTTATAATTCACTAGCGGATCGGAGCGGGTTAATATCTTCAAAAGATAGTTTCAGCCGATCTGCTCTTGACAATACTCATTGTCTTGTGGTAGGTCGGCTTTTTCTATTTACCAATCATGCAAGACAACAGTCCACCTGTATCATATCCACCAGACTTGGTTTCAGACGTAGAACTGTTCGCAGTTCCTGACAGTCTTTGGCATCGACCAAAAACCATACTAGACCCAATTTGGAAAAAAGTAACTGGTGCTGGTATTCGTGCTGCTATTCTAGACACTGGAGTAGCCAGACACGATTTACTTCCTGAACCAGTCGAAGCACGTTCATTCATCCAGGGTGAGAGCTGGACGGACGGCAATGGGCACGGAACCCATTGTGCAGGGTCAACCCTAGGTCGAGAGGGTATAGGGCTTGCCCCTGCTGCTTCGCTGATAGTTGGAAAAGTTTTGTCCAATCGAGGAAGTGGAACGTCAGAAGCAATTGCTCAAGGAGTTCGGTGGGCAGTAGATGCTGGTGCTGACGTTATCTCCATGTCCCTTGGATCAAACAGTCCCTACAAGCCCATGCAAGAAGCATTGCAATATGCTTGGAGCAAAGGAGTAATTGTTGTTGCAGCAGCAGGCAACTCAGGCTTTAACGGTCGAACAAATACAATTGGCTACCCTGCAAAGTATGACGAAGAAGCTCTCTGCATTGGAGCTTATCGAAAAGACGGACAGCGAGCCTCATTCTCCTCTGGAGGCCGGGAAATGGATATGTGTTGTCCAGGAGAGGACATCATTTCTTGTTCGACTACCAACGGACTAAGAGCCATGTCCGGTACAAGCATGGCTACTCCGGATGCTGCTGGACTATTCTGCTTAATCATCGAATTGATGCGAAGAGAAGGCAATGCAGCATTTACAGGTATCGAAGCTGTCCGTACATTTTTAGCCCAATACTGCCAAGACAAAGGTGCTCCAGGGTTCGATCCTGGTTGGGGTATGGGTGTTCCAAAAACTCAGGAGATAATGAATGCTCTCCTTAACGATCAACTGGAGTTTGTATGATAGACGGTCCAATTCCAATCTCCCCGGTAACTTCAACTCTTTCAGTTCATACTGGTCCACTCGAAGGTGGCAGCTACATCGTAGCAGGCAACAACCTCGGATCAGGAACACACACAATCAAGCTCACAAACCCCCTCGCAGCTATCGGTGACTCCAACAACATGGACGCACTCCACAGATACACAACCACGGTAATCTCTGGAACAACCTCAATCTCCCCCAGGGAAGTGTTGGTTCCAGAAGGTTGGGCATTGGGCTGTGTAAGTAGCGATGCTTCACCAAACATCAACGGAACAATTCGATACACCAAAGTACCGAACTGATCCACCCCCCCCCAGGCCAACCAACTTTGTTTAGGTGCTGCCTGACTTTGTCTGTCTTGTTTATCCCCGTCCGTCACAGTTTGTTTCCCTAGCCCCTCTATAGGTGTTTTATGTCCTGTTCTGCAAAGTTTCCAGCCGAATTTTCTTTGTCTTGTATTGTTACTCTCGTAGCCCAAGTACGAAACGGAATCACTCCAGCCACCGTCAAAGATGCTTTGTGGGTTGCCGGTTGCTTGGTCGAGAAAGTCGGTCCAGCAACTATTCCACCTGTTCCACTCGTTGCAGTCTCATTTTTTGACGACGATGATGAACTCGAATTGTTTCTCGACCATATCGTCGACAAGTGCAACAAACTGACAAGACAAGCCGATCTGGTAGAAGCTACCTCAGCCTCTCCAGCAGTCGGCACTCAAGGTTGGGAAGTGCTCATTCCGTTGATCTTCGAACTGATCAAATTGATCATGGAAAATCGAAAGAAGAAGCAACAACCTGCTCCTGAACCTTCCCCTGCTCCCGTCAACTCCATTGGTGACAACGGTTCTGGAGTAGTTCGTGCTCCGGCTCCGGCTCCCAAAAAGTCCTAATCCTTCCCGGCTGTCCCCTACGGCCTCTATTCCCTTCCCAAGAGGGAGTAGAAACAAACACCTATGCCCGAAGATGTTTGTTTCTGCTCCTTGTTTGTCCCTCTCTACCACACCCTCACTACCATGAAACAATTACTTGCACTCTGTTTGCTACTCACCTGCTCAACAGCACTCACCCAGGAAATCAAAGCATCCATCAAAGGGCCAACAACGGCTCTTGCTGGAACACTTGTTTTTCTATCCCATGAAGAAGCTGTTGGAGACAACAAGGTTTGGATCATTCCAGAAGAACTAAAATCTGCCTCAGCATCTTGTGGTAACAACATCTTCTTCTCCATCCCCACCCCAGGAAAATACCAGTTCGGGTTGATTGTAGCTAATAAACAAGCAGACATTGCTTATAGTTGGCATACAATCGACGTAACTGGAATGTTAGCTCCAACCCCTGCTCCCACTCCAATCCAACCAAGTCCTGCTTTTCCCCCGCCGTCTCCTATACCGTCACTTGAATCACTCGAATCAATCCGATTAACATCCAGAGTCGCAGTAGATAATTTGCAAGATGCTTCCACAACATCGTTGCTAGCTAGCTCTCTCATAAATCTTTTGCCGAAACTACCATCGGACCTGCCCGATGCAAAAGGACAAGTAACAAGTACGATTGAAAGATGTTTTGCAATGAGAGAACCAACAAGTCGAACAAAAGATTGGTTAAACGTGTGGAGAGTGCCAATCGACAAAGAAATTGGTAAAGCAAAACCAGCCACCACCGATCAATACAAAGAATGCTTAAAAGCCGTCATACGAGGGCTTTGTGTAAACGGTAAATGTCCTAACCCATAAAAACCATGAGCATCTACAAAGAAACAGTTACACTTCCCGCAGGTCAACTTGTAACTGACTCACGTTCAGTAGCTCCTGGATACGGACTCGTTAGAGTATCCGCCCCAGGAATGACCGGCACACCGACATTTAGTATTCAAGGTTCAGTAGACGAAGGTGTTACAAACCTTGACAACTACGTCAAAGACACTCTTGTTACTTACAACCTTGCAGCAACAGCAAGAACAATCAGTCTCGACCCAGAAAACACCAAAGGGTTAGACACTCTTCGATTGAAACTTAGTGCAGCCGAAGCTACAGTCAAAACATTTGAATTAGTCTTTTCTAACTAAGGACATCATGTCAGACATAGAACCAACAATACCAAGTGACTGGTGGCAAAAAGGTGCTTTAGCAGTCATTGCTACGTTGTCCTCACTCGTTGCGTTCTTCTACAAAAAACTTGAAGGTTCTAATCAAGTAGCTATCGCAGACTTGCAAAAGAATCTAATCAAACAAGAAACCAAAACCGACCAATGCGAAAAAGATAGACTTGAGTTATTCCGAACTCAAGTCAGACAAGAAACTGAACTTGCTACCCTCAAGCTCGAAATAAAAGAACTTAAGGACAAAGGTGTAGCATGACCCCAGAAGCATTGAAACAACAGTTGCTAGCCGAAGAAATCAAAAATCCTAAGTATCGAGATTTGGCTGATTGGGAAGTGGCTTCTGTGCTACACAAACCAGACCCGACATTACCCGCCATAACTTTGTTAGTGTCGAAGATGGCTGGTCCCGGTGTCTTAATGGAAACAATCGGAGCCGACGAAGCAGCAGCTCTCCTAGATTCGCTAGTGATACTTTCGCAAGTATCATCGCCTGTCAAATGGGCTATGAAACTTATTGTCGATAAAGACGGAATTGACGTAGCCTCAACTACGTTCAGAGATCAACTCGACATGCTTGTGCAAAACGGGAAAATATCGGACACAAGTGCCACAAAGATCAAAGCTCTCGCTGAAATTACTAGGCATCCAAGTTGGGCCGAATACAACCAAGTCGAAGTCACACCAAGAACCGTTGGGTTAGCAAGAGGCGGTAAATAATATGGCTACTGTAAAATGGTCCACCCCAGGAACTCGATCCGGCAATCTTGCCGGAACAACCCTCAACAGCATTGCGACCGGGTCGGAAACGGCAGTAGTTACCTACGACAACTCGACGGCTAAAGACCTGTATGGTGTTCTTACAATCAAGCTCGGGTCAATCACTCCCGCTACTGGCGGAAGCATTACGATTCGAGTAACCCTTAATGATGGGACTGACACAGCAGATCGAATCGGTGGTGATTTATACACAATTCCGTTGACTTCAGGAGCCGGTGCAAAAGTCGCAGTCTCGAACATGATCCGGCTATACCCGTTTTTAATGCGGATTTCTGTTATCAACAGCACAGGTGTTACCACCAATGCGTCTGGCAACGAAATCTACATCACCCCTTTTGGAGAAGAAGTGTAATGCCAAGGGGGATTAACAGATACGACGAAGCTATATTACAAAGGCGATTGTGGGAACCTACTCAAATAAGCACAGCGTTATGGTTTGATGCGGCTGACCTCTCCACGATTACAGTTGATACAGGTTTGGTAAGTCAATGGAGAGATAAAAGCGGTAACAATAGGCATGTGTTTCAAAGTGGGGCTGCTAGGCCGTTCTATTCATTAACAGGCGGATCTAACAATTTGCCACGTTTATTTACAACTTCACAATCTAGGTATCTAATTAGAAATACGAGATTTACCACAAATGGTGGTTTTGTGATAGCCGTGTATAAAAAAGATAGTAGCGGTGCAGCTACTAATGATGGAAATCGTATAGTCGATATTTCTGGAACAACAAACGCATCCGAAGCCGATAAAGTAGGATTCTCTCAAGGAATAAGAATTACCGAGAGCTTTGCGGTTTCATCAACACAATGGAAAATAGCCTCCGGTTTCAGAGTTGGTATGGTCCAAACTAATTCGTTTGTTTCTATTTTTGGGACACTAACGCATACGGGGTTCCCCCCTTTTGTAGCAACAGGGTGGGGTGATGCGGTATACGATCTGATTGGGTCGATTTCAGAAGTAATAATGCTTGGGGTAGTTCCTTCCGTAGATATTAGAAATCTTCTTGAAGGTTATCTTGGATGGAAATGGGGCATTTCACTATCCGCTTCCCACCCCTTTGCCAACCGACCTCCCCTGATCGGAGACTAACATGCTTCGAATCAGGCAGCCAGCAATTAAGCGGCAGACAACATTCAGAGTACGGAACCCGAAAAGAACAACAATACTCATGACCTACCCAATAAATTCGGCTAGTCCACCACCGTTTGATGTCGGCCAAGTCATTCAAATCAGTGACGGAGCTGTGCAATCGACAGGCGTATTAGTCCAAGTGAAAACAGGTGTAGGATCATTCGGAACTGGTGCTGGTTCACTAACTTACAATGCCACTACTGGAATCTGGACTTACACCCCTACACAGGCCGAGACAAACGCCGAGATGTTTATCGTTCAGATTTACAAAGCAGGGTGTTATTCAGCCTCGATAAACATCTCGACTGACGACGGTACAGCCAACGTCACGAAGATCGCAGGGCATGCGGCTAGTGCATCTGCTCCAGTATCGTTCCCTGCAAGTGTGGCGAATGAAACCACGGTTGCTAGTCGAGCAACCCAAACAAGTGTCAATGCAATTCCTACAAATCCACTACGAGACAACGATGCAAGACTCAACTTCCTTGATGCTTCGATTGCAACCAGTACAAGTTCAGTCCTCGGAGCAATCTCTGGACTAAACAACCTGTCTGCTAAAGCTAATTTGGTTGGTGCATCAGTTCTTGAAGCCCCAGAAACCGGATCGTCAATCTATGAGTTTACGCTTGTTGTTAATGATGATGAAGGTAAGCTGGTCAATCTGGACACAGCACCGACAATCACAGCTACAAATTCCTCGGGTACGGATCGTTCAGCAAACTTGTCGGCAGTCACCAACCCAAGTGTTGGACGATACAGGTTCACTTACACTGTATCATCTACACACCCCAGAGAAGGACTGCGGATCGAAGCTAGTGGAACAACCAGTACAGAAGCTCGATACGCTATATGGGCAGGAGCAGTAGTTGACTTCGACCAATCAACTGTACTTGCTCAAATAGTTTCAGACTTGTCCCTCAAGCCAACTCTGTTACAAATCGATTCAGGTACTATGGCCGGCAATGTAACAGCTTTGACTCAACGGTTGACAGAAGCTAGAGCAGGCTACCTAGATGGTGTCTTACTTGCTCAAAACTTCAATCAACGAGTAGTTCACGTTACCGGTTCTCACAATGTTGGTGCAGACCTACGAGAATCACAACCAAACTCCATACACCCAACGACGTTAGAAACTACGGTTTACAACACACTGTCAGCTAACCTGTTAGCTACTTCACACTCCAGTTACACCACCCTAGGAACAGTCGGCAAGACACTCACCGATGCCAATACCAGCTTATCAACTTTGCTAACTCGAATACCAGCAGCAACAGCACAACTGGTAACTGACCTAACGCTTATGTTAGTCGGTTCTGGTACAGCTTTAGTCAAGTGGACAGCTCAAGCTCTCAGCTTAGCTCCAGCCGGTGGCGGTGGTGGTGGTGGACAAACATCGGTTACTCCAGAAGCATTCATCAATCTCGACAACAAATTGTTAGAGAAAAACACGTTTGTATTCTTTAACAACGAGACTCGAACATATTTGGTTACACTTGCTTCCGGCGTGTTCGATGGACTACCTATGACATTTTGTCTTGAACGAGCAGACAAATCAACCTTGACTGCCGTAACCGGACTAACTTCCACAACCAATGCTGTGTCTGTAACAATACCCAGCATTGCTCCACAAACTGATAACTGTTTGTACTGGTCCCTTAGAGATTCTGCTACTGGCAAAATCATTCTATACGGTCCAGCCATTCAGAAGTACGTAGCATTCAACAACTAACACCCTCCCCAGGAGAACTCATGAGCGATCTTGTTTCAAAGATACAAGAAATTCAAGCTGGTGTCGGCCCTCGACGGGTTAAGACTCCACAAGAAGAAGTCGAACAGTTCTCCCTAAAAGAATTGATCGACGCAGCTAATAGGATCGGTTCTAAGAAACCATCCTTGAGCAATATCGGTTGGACTCGGGCAGTCCCAAAAAACAACTGTCACTGTTCTGGACTAGAGAAAGGTTCTTGCAATGACTCGTAGCTGGATACAATTTCTAGCTTCTCCAAAAACTTGGTTTCGCAATCGAGACACAGTTCCTTACAATCAAATTCCACGTGAACGGTTCTTACGAGCTATTAAACACCCGTGGGTTCGACGTAAGTTAATGACCATTTCGATTGAACAAGACGAAGAAGGTTCTCACTACCACGGCATCCTCAACACACTCGCTAACGATTGTGTTGGTCCTGCTCCAGTGATTATCGGAAGTTCTTCTGATCCAGATGTCAACACAAACATCGAAGATCAGTGGACAAAGTTTTGTCAACAAACCGGGTTGGGTAGTCAAATCAGACTATTACGTCGAGCAGCAGCCCGCACCGGAATCGGTATTGGTATTCCATACCCGATGGAAAACACTGTACACGAAGTTCGAGTAGGACTTCGAGTAGTCACAGCCGAGAAACTACTCAATCCACCAGGAGAAGGGGTTGAGTCACGATGGTGGGATGGAATCCAGTACAACAAAAACTGGGAACCAACTCAAATCCACCTGGACACCGGTGAGTTCTACAACACCAAAGACATTATTCTTTGGTGGAAGAACAAGTACGAAGATCAAATTTGTGGAATTGTAGAGTGTGCTCCAGCACTCTGCATTTTTCCATCAGTCAAGAGATACTTAGACTCTGTGATTCGTAGTGCTGAATTTCGTTCAGCAATTCCAATGGCTCTCAAGCTTGACCCTACAGTGTGGGGTAAAGAAGCCGCAGAGTCAATGGGAATGCCAGAAGGAGAGTTCAAGTACGAACCAGGTATGATCCCAACACTCCCCCCAGGAACTACCCTGGAAGGGTTGTCCTACTCTGGTACAACATCAGAAGATGCGGAAGCTCTTGATGCAATGGTTGGTGCTGCTGCCCGTTGTATTAACATGCCTGTTAACCTTGCAACAGGTAACAGTCGTAAGTACAACATGGCTAGCAGCCAAGTAGACTTTGGTCCTTGGAAAAGTACCATTGCAATCGACCGTGAAGATTTTGCTCCAGCAATCCACAAAATGGTAAGCCTTTGGGCACAAGCTGGAGTTTTAACTTCAAAGTACTTTTCTCCACGAACCGTCCGATTTATTGCAGAAGAAGGACTTAACTACTCGTTAAGTTATTCTCAAGTATTCTCCCATCCCGACCCCCAAAAAATTAGTAACAGTATTGCTACTGATCTTCAATCTGGAGCTAAAACTCTTGTACGAATTTACACTGAACGAGGACAAAACCCTCGAAGAGAAATTCAACGAGAAGCTGACTTGCTAGGTGTTTCGTATGAAGATATGTGCGAAGTGCTTTTAGCTGGACGAACTCCATCAGCAGCAGCAGTCCTGAACGAACCAGAAGATACTGAACCCGTAGCAGAACAAGAGGATTCTGATGAAACTGAGTGAAAGACTCAACACAATCAAAAAAGCTAGGGACGTGTTTAACAACAGTCCTCCAGCACCCAACTACCGGCCAGCAGAAGGTGAAGCTATCTTCAACCTAGCTACCGAAGCGACTTCAACACAAGCCGAAAATGGTTTGCATGAATTGTCTTTTACCGGATACTCTGGTGGTCCCGTCAGTCTACGAGACTACGGCTACGAATACCCAATGATTTACAACATTGCAGGAATCGAGCATAAAAACTCCATCCCAATGTTGTTTGAACACTGGGAACCAATCGGTCACTCAACGTCTTTAGTCAAGACCAACAGTAACCTAAGTGGAAAAGGAGTTACGTCCTATCCTTCACCTGCCAGAGAAACGGTGACAGAAGCCCTTAAAAACGGGTTCCCTTTTGAAGCCAGCATGGGGCTTCGAATTACCAACAAAGAAGATATTACGTTCCTTAAACAAGGAATCAAACGTAGTATCAACAATCGTGAAGTGACGGGACCGATGTACGTTGCTGAACGTTCCATCTTGAAAGAAATGACAGTCACGATGTCTGGTCGTGATTCCGATACAAACTTTGGTCTCTTAAACAAGGAAGCACAAATGCTTTTGAACAGCTCCACTCCACCAGCACCACCCGTTCCACCAGCAGAACCACCTGTTGTTCCTGCCGCTCCCCCTGCTACTCCACCTGTAGCTCCACTACAGAATACAGCTCCACCTGCTCCTGTGGCTCCAGCTCCGGTTGTGCCTGTTGCTCCAGTACAGAATTCGGGAGTTACCCGAACAGAACTTGTTCGGCTCTCTCGATTGTTAAACTCGTATCCTGACCATGCTGACAGTATTGAATCTCAATACTCGGCTGGAACGGACCTCACTACCATCGAAAACAGCATCAAGCTGAAAATCTTTGAGAACAGCTTGCCAGGAGTACCAAACTTGACTCCACAACAACGAGCATCCGCAGGAGACGAAATTGTAGCACAGTTTGCTCTGTCCTGCAATATCTCCCCAGAAACGATCGCCAAGCACGTTGACAAGAAAGTTCTTGACACCTGCCTCGGTACTTCCCGTTGGAGTTTTGTTGAAACCCTGGTCAACTTGGCCAACAGCACCGAACGTCAACGACGATTCACCGGATTTAGTGACGTCGACATTTTGTGCAGCAGCATCAAGACCACCACTCAGCACTCGTTCCTCGGAATCAACAACAGTGGATTCTCAATGATCGACATGCCTAACCTTCTCAAGAAGGTTACAAGCATGATGTTGGAAGAACGATGGGCAATCAACACTCCGTTCGCAGTTCAGTACCTCAAAGAAGAATCCAACAAGGACTTCCGGGTCACCCAGAGAATCCGTCCAGGTGGCGGTAAGATTTGGGACGAAATGAAAAACGACGGGAAGATCGAAGAAACCGAATTCGGAGAAGAAACCGAATACCGATCCAAGCTCTCGACTTCGGCTCAGTTGGTTGTGTTCAATCGTGAGGACATCATCAACGACGACATGGGTGTGATCGCTGACATGCTTGATGCGATGGTTGAAGGTGCGTTGATTGTTCCAGACATGAAGCTGGGCAAACTGATGCTCGTCAAAGCAGCAGCAGCTAAGTCCTTCTGGGTTGATGCGGACAATAGCCGAACCAGTTTCGCACTTAACCGAGCAAACCTTTCCACAGCATACAACGCTGTACGGCAGTACAACGAAAAGCGTGGCAAGAACTTTGTCAACCTCATCAACGATCGTTGGATTCTTATCACTTCAATCACCGGAGAAGAAGCTGCATTCGACTTGCTCAGACAATCCCGAATCGTCCAGGAAACTGGAGCACCAAGCCCTTCCAAGACTGGAGACTTGAACTACTGGTTTGGTAAGCTTGACACTGTACCTTTTCCACAAATGAGCAACAGCAGCTTGCTCGGAAGTGGTACGTTCGTCAGTGAGAACACTTGGTTGCTGTGGCCGAAATCCCAACGATTTAGCCCCTACAGCATCACCTACTTGCGAGGTCAACGACGCCCAACCATCGAAGCTGTCGATCTTCCAGCAAACATGCTGGGGACCGGTACTCGGGGTTACTGGGACATCGAAATCAACGAACGAGAACGGGAAGCTGTTCTTCGAGCCAACGGCTAAGCCTTCAACCATCCAAGCTAGTCTCTGTTAGCTAACAACATTCAGCTCACAGACGAATCATTCTAGGAGAGTTTAACAGAGTACACTGACTTGCTTCACTCCTTAGCAAGTTAGATAATAACAAACTCTCCACCCTAGAATCTTTGTCTGTGGGCTTTTCTTGAACAACTTCCACAAGGAAACAACCTTATGCCTACTTCGACTCCAAAACGAGTTGCCGACCCAGTGATGCTGGAACGGTACGATGCACCCTGCGTAAAGAAACAGGGTGGAGCAATTTCTGTCAACTACTACAACACGACGGGCAGCACCATTCTACAAGGTGAACCAGTTCTGTTCGGTGGTCGAGTCGGGATTGCCCAATCCGTGATCCTCCCAGGAACTCAAGGGACACTGATTATGGACTGGCTTGTTGAAGCCAGAATCGGTGGTACTCTTGCTGCTGACATCTTGCAAAACGACACCGTTTGGTGGAGTTACGATGTCGCAAGTGTTGCTACGAGTGCTGTAGGTGGTGCAGTTCGAGCTGCTCCAACCAACGGTTTCATCCTCGGTACAGCAGTCATCCCTGGCGGTACTGTTACACTCAACGGTTCCAACAAAGCAATTGCTGCTCCATCCGGATCAACTTCGGTTCGAGTGCTGCATAGTGCTGAACCTTCCCCAGCAATTGGAACGGTTCCGACGTTCAACTAAGTCTAGCAACTCCTAGACAGAATCACTACTCTTTCTAGGGAGACAAAGATGAATATTCTTTCCTGGGGGCTGGATTTCTTGTATAAACAAGCAGAACAATTTACTGATGTTGCTCTGCTAATTGGTTATCCAGGCCAGCCCCAGTTTGAGATAAAAGGGACTATTTCGGAGTGCAAACACTTGTTGGACTCGAACTCAGTCAAGACTCAAGCTCCTCGGTTCCATATTCTGGTTCCCACACAAGACCTGGCTAAGTACGAAATCTCTTTGGTACGAGGACTACAAATCCTCAATCCAGCCACCAACGTGACTTACGAACTTGTCATTGATGCAAAAGGTTCTTACTTCTACAACGACGGTGAACATCGCCGCACAGTATTAGTGATGAACGAGAAAGGTTCTCCATGCTAGCCGAACTAGCCGAATCAGTTACTACCTACCTCAACACCCTCCCAGGAACAACGTGGGGTGACTATAAGGTAGGTACTTACGTTACAGCCGAGACTGCACTCGATCCTGAAAAGGTTCGACAAACGTCCACCAAAAAGCTGTACGTGATGCCGTTGTTTACTGGATTGTCTATGGACAACTCAACTGGTCGACCACGAAAGATTTCGATCCAAAGTCTACCACTACTTTCAGTGACCCTGTTACTTCCTTTTGACTCTTTCAGCAAAAACGACGTAACAGATTGGCTTGAAGTAAAGAAAGTGTTAGACCTTCGAGAACGAATTGATTTGGCTATCTGCCGAGGATTGTGGGAGCCATACGTTATCGGTAACGTAGACCCACAACCCCCAGTAGAAATCGAGCTAAACCAAAGAACCTTTCTGTCATCAACTGAGTTCACTTTTGCAACACAGGTTTGCTAGTCATGTTCAAGTATGTTGCTCGGTCACTGTTCTACCTACAAAAGTTCAACACCCGTGTTGATCGTGGTAAAAAGAATGGTCTAACAAGAACAGCTGCACTCATTCGTGGTGCAGCTATTCGATCACTCAAGATCAGCAAACAAACTTCCTCCCCAGGAAACCCGCCGTTTGCTAAGACTAGGGGTGGTTTAAGAATCATCGAGTTTGTTACCTACTCAAACGGAGCTATCATTGGTCCTGTTAAGTTTCCAGGTAGTGACTTTTTCAATCAACCTGTTCCACACATTCATGAGTTTGGTGGAACATTTTTCAGTCAGTTTAGTTACTATTCCTACCCTGAACGATCTTACATGGGGCACACACTAAAGCAGTTGACTGCCCGTGGTGCGATTGCCAAAGAGTTCAAGGTGGGACTAGCTCGCCAGTTCAACTTCTAATACAAGGGCTTACTTATGCCAGGACTAACCGATCTTACCAATTGCGACAAGAAAGGTTCTGAGGTATCGTTGTACTACGATACTGCTGATGATCCTTCGACCGCAGGTGGTTCATCCTGTACCACTCCAGTGTGGGTGTACCACAAGGGAGTCACAGGAGACCTCTCCATCAATGACACCGACGACGAAGAAGAATTGTCGGTTCGTGACCCAGACCAGTTGTACAAACAATACAGCGAGTCCAAGAGTGACTTGGAAATCTCTGGAGAACAAGTTGTCGATCCAGCTTATGAAGGTTGTATCTACATGGTTTCAGCTCGCCCAGGAAGTTACGCAAGAAACTTCTTGGCTCTGACCGGATACTTGACCGAAGTCGGCAACGTCGGTTTCAAAGGCAAGTTCCGCAACTTCGACCGATCAATCACCGGACCTGAAACCGGAGCACCCAAGCAAAACTTCAAGCTGAAACCAGCAGCTTGTGTTAAGTCTGGTTGCAAGATCACTCCAGTCAAAGTTGCTACAGCAGGAACACTCGCCACTTACGACCCAGGAGCTTTTGCTGCTTTAGACCTGAAATCTATGGCAGCAGAGATCGCAGCTCACCCAGTCTACCAAGCCCTCAACCGCACAACAGCAGAAGAAGTTTTCACTTCTGTTGGTCCACTGTTGAAGTTCTTGGGTGAATCTACTGTCGATGACCTGCTATCTAGCTTCGTCGATGCAAGCCCAATCCCCCCAGAAAACAACCCGCGATCAACCCGACGCTTCAAGGCTAACCCAGTGGGTATGGGTGGATTCAATCGAGTAGCTTTGCTCGATGCTCTCGACAACATTGTCAAGAACGTCTAAGCCACAACCTGTCACACACTATCCTATGGTTCTACTTTTAGGACCATAGGATAGTCGTCTGAATACCCATATTTTTACCCTCAATAAACCCTCTTTGTACTCGGAGTTCTCATGTCTAAGGTTATCTGTAAATTCTCATTCAACGGTAAGCAATACCCGATCGTCATCAAGTGGACGACAGCCTTCTCAGTTCTTCCTGAAAAGTTTAACATCGAAATCCTCAAGCTGTTTGTCGACGACCAACTCACCCAGCAAACCGCCAGTCGACTTTTAGTTGACGACGAACTTGCTCTTCGACTATTCTGGTATTACCTCGAACCACAAGTCGAATTCAACTGGGACAAGTTTCTCGAACTACTCGATGAAGAACCGGAAGCAGTCGAAAACTTCCGAGAAGCATTCTGGAGTGCCGTTGTAAATTTTTCCAGCCCCCAGAAAAAGGGAATTTTGGGGGACATGTGGAAAATGCTCAAGAAAGAAATGAAACAGTTGATTCTCGATACGGACAAATCATCGAAGTCGCCTTCCGAGTCGAATCCCGAGGAATAGACATAAGCTCCAAGACTCTTGGAGAAATTATGTACATTGAATGGCTTGCCCATGAACGAGACCAAATCAATTGGGCTTGTTCAGCACAAAGCAATGAACTTCTTCCACAAAGCATAAAGAACCGCAGCAAGCCTAAAGGTTCTGGTGCAGCACAGTTAAGAGCAGCAGTAGACGGAATGGTTGCAAAAGGAAATTACTAATGAGTCGCCAAAGTATCCAGGCAGGTAAAGCAGTTATCGTTGTTGAACTTACTGATCGTGCAACTATGCAGTTCAGCAAACTAACCAGCGGCTTATCTGCTCAGATGATGCGAGCCTCTCGTTCCTTGCGTAACCTTTCCACTGGTGCTGCTGGTGGCTTGTTTGCTACAGGTGTTGCAGTTCGTAGCACCATCAAAGACTTCACAAACTTCGAAGATCAAATGCTTAACCTTACCGTTAAGCTAGGCTACTTTGGAAACCTCACCCAGGAACAAACGAGCAACATTGCTGGACTCCGTAAAGTTATCATGGACTTGGGACGTACTACAGCCTTTACTTCAAAAGAAGTAGCCGATGCTGCTGTTAGTCTTGCCCAAGCTGGTTTCTCAGTAGACGAAATTAAGAGCAGCCTTCAAGGTACTCTTGACTTTGCCCGAGGTACGGGATATGCACTGGGTGAATCAGCAGACATGTTGGCTAACGTAATCCGTACGTTCAATATGTTTGGTGAAAACGATACTCTCGAAACTCGGATGAACACCATCACCAACGTAACTTCCCAGATGGTGAAGGCTACTCGTCTTGGTACGATTGAAATCGTTGACCTTCGAGAATCTCTCAAGTATGCTTCCGGTACTGCTGGAAACTTGGGTATTAAACTCCCAGTCTTGCTTGGTTTCTTGGTTCAAATGTCTGAGTCTGGACTCAAAGCTAGCTTGGCTGGTACGAGTTTGAACACAGCTTTGCTAAACATGATTAAGAGTTCTGACAGACTTCGACAGACCTTCCCATCATTTCAAATTGTTACTGATGCGTCTGGCAACGAAGATTTGTTGACCACGATGTACAATTTGTTCGAGCTTACAAAGAACATGTCTCGGCTACAAAAAGCTGAACTGTTCGGAGACATCTTCAACATTCGTGGTGCTCGTGCAGTTTCATCCGTCCAGGAAATTGAGCGAGTGGAAGCATTTATCGAGCAAATCCGCAAAGCTGGAGCTGAATCCCGACTAGCTGCTGCCAAGATGGAAGAAGGTCCTGGTGGTGCTGTTCGTCGATTGACGAGTGCTTTCGAGACTCTCAAGATCACAATCGGAAAACTGGTCGAAGGAGAGTTTCTTGCACTCTTTAACATGGGTGCTTACATCGTCACCCTGTTCGAAGAATGGTTAAAGAAAAACAAACTACTAGCAGCAACATTCTTGATGCTTCCAGTAATCTTCGCTACCACAATGGTCGGAGCATACACCCTATCCTTTGCTCTGTCCAGACTAGCCAAAACTATGAGTCTCGTTACTCTCGCAGGTAGAGGCTTACGTTTTCTGGGTGGGTCGTTAAAGAATACTGCTGCTATGTTACCTACTGGTGGTCAGTCCGCCAGAGCAATGCAAGCAGCTAAAGTAGCTAGACTACAACGATCCATTGACGCAGCAATGTCTGGTGGTAATGCAGCCAAAGTTGCTGGTTCCAAGACAATGGCTAAGTTAATCAAAGAAGCCATGAAACTCCAGAAGATGGGTCGTGGTGGTTTGTTTGGAGCAATCGGTCGAGGAATCATGGGTGCTGGTCGTGGAGCAGGACAAGCTGCCATGTCAAGTGTCCGTGGTATTCGTAGTGGTGCTGCTGCAATAGCCCAACGCAAGGAAGCAATTCGCAACAACAAGCTGATGAATTCAGCCATTCGTGGGGAGCAAATGATTGCCCTCAAAAACGAACGAGCATTCCAAGCACAAATGGCTAAAGTATCTGCACCTATCAAGTCCCTCCCCAGGAAAGCAGCAGCCCTGCCAGACTTGGTTAAAGAACGTCAGAAGTACGTTCAGCTATTGCAACGATCAAAAGCAGTAGACATGGGGGCGATTGTAAGACCTATAGCTCAGGCACTAAAAACTCTACAGTCACCTGACAACCTAAAAATAGTCGATCAAATGTATGATCGGTTATTTAAGGTTCGTCAAATCTTGTCTGAGTTGCCAAAAGCAATGATTACAAAAGATGGTCCTAAGACGTCTGCTACTTGGCTAAAGTATCGTCAAGAAGAACTAATGATTTCTCAAAGAATCAACTTGTTTGAAGCACAGCGAGTTCGACTTCAAAAAGAAATGATTAGCACAGTTTCTCAGGTACGAAACTATGAGAATGCTCCCGTAGCAAGACAAGCTGCTAGAGTAAAAGAAGTTGCTGCTTTGCATAAAACACAAAGACAACTAGATGCTGCTAACGTAGCTAAAGCTACAGCCGCCAGAGCAAAACAAGCAAAGACTGTTCAAGCCTTAGACCGAACCATTGCTGGTCGTCGAATAGCAAGTGAAATGAAACTTGCTACTCTACGTTCCAGACTTACCAGTGTTCGTGATGTTGGTTCTATGGCCGGTGGACTTGCCCGTGGTGCAATGAGTGGTATTGCTGGTGGATTCAAGTCCCTCAAAGGAATGATGACTGGAGCTAACTTGCTTAGAGCTGGTCAAGGAATCATGACTCTTGCTGGTGGCTTCCTCAGACTAGCTGGATCGGTTGGTCGGTTTGTGTTTTCTTGGAACTTCGTCGGCATGATCTTCAACGTACTGTTGATGTTCGGTGACAAGATTCCAGCAGTAGTCAATGCTTTCAAGGCACTTGGTGCTGGTATTTCTGGAGCTTTCGGTGAGCTTGGTAAAGTAGCTAGCTACGCAGGTCCAGCAATGAATCTGTTCAAGCTAGCATTCTCTGCCTTCCGCCAGGGAGAAACGGGAGTGGGAGTTCAAGCTCTACAAACTGGTTTCATGGGTCTAGTAGACATCATCAAGAACCAACTTGTTGCTGCTTGGAACACGTTCCTAGTCCATGTCGAATACATGTGGATCGTCTTGCAAAAAATCTTCGAAGGACTCAAGGTAATCTTCATGAGTATCTTTGAGGGAATTTCCAAGACGTTTAGCTTCATGGCTTCACCGATCATGGCTTCGTTTGGAGACTTGTTCAGCGGTATGGGTAGTGGTGGCGGTATGGCTCAAACAGCTATCATGATCGTGAAAGGCATCGACATGTTTGTCACAGGTTTCTTCAAGGGACTAATTTCTTTGAGTGAAACACTACAAACATTCCTTGCAGACTTTCAGACCATACTTGGCCGTTCAATTTACACTCTAACCGGCATGAATGCTGGTAAGGAAATTGAACGTGAAGGTATGGGTAGAAGGACCACAACAGAAATGCAAGCTAGCATCGCAAGAGGTATGCTTGAATTCGAACGTAAGCAACGAGCCAAACAACTCGAACAAATCATGGCTATCTCCCCCCAGGAAATGGCCCGACGTCGAGCTGGTGTAGCTGCTGGTGCTAACGAACGTTCTTTGCAACAACAGTATAGTATGCAAGCTCAGTTTGAAAATCTAAACACCATGTTAGAAACAAACTTGTTGAACCGACAAATTACAATGTTTGGTCTACAACAAGACACTAAGGGTCCTTCTGATGCTCAACTTGCTGCACAAAAGCAGAAAGCCTACAACGAAGTTCAAACAGAACTTGCTTCTGTAAGAGCTAGGTTGGCAGAAGCAGACAAAGAGCAAGGAAGTACAGATATGAAAAAGCTGTACGACAGTCTACAGACTCCAGAAGATTTGGGTGAATACAACGCTATGACTTCGGGACTAAATGACTTGTTTGCCAAACCTGCGATTGCCGATGCTAGAGAAAAAGCAGCATTGCTACAAAGAGAACAATTTTTATTGCGATCTTTGTTCTCTACACAAAACAATCCTCAACAACAACTGCAACAAGAACTTCCGAAGTTCTTGCAAGCACTAACTGGTGGGGCTATGTCGACCAGAGCAATTCTTCGAACCGATACCAAACGGCAAGAAGATTTGATGAAAGAAAGCAACGCTCTCCAACAAGAAACTAATCGTTTACTTTCAGTTCAAGGTGGTATAGGATGATTCCAAACGAAGCCAGTGTAATAATCGCACACCGTATGTTGTCGATTCTTGCAAAACACTCACGACCTACGTTTAGAATGTTCTACGCCGACTACCGAGCATTGTTCTCTCCAGTAAAAGTTCCGGCAGTTAAGGAATTTCCTCTGGGGGAGACGATTGGTTTTGTTGATGTTGATTGTTCTAAAGCAATAGCTTACTTGAAAGACCGTTACAATTTTGTAGACAGTACGGAACTGCGAGAGATTCTTTCAGAAGAAGCTGAGCAATTACAAGAGGAGACGCACCATGCCTAGTGACTTTGGTCCGAATGACATTGTGTATGAAGAAGTCTTTGGAGACTCACGTGGGTTCACAATCAATCGACAAACCATCACAAAAGACTTTACATTTAGAGTCTCTAGTGACTGGTTTGTCGATTGGGCTGAATCACACGTTCTCCCAGGAACTGACCTGGACATGTTGTTTGATGACAAAGTGATGCAGCAACAATTGTTGCCAATCTTTTACGGATTGGTTCCATTGACATTCATGTTTTACATCAGTGACACTGAATTTCAATTGTTGTTCTGTGCTAGCTTGACCGCCAAACAAATCAACTGGACTACGTGGGAAATTAAAGTAACCTACGACATTCCAGACGACAACGGTTCTAATCAAGGGGGTGACGCTGGTGGAGCTACTGGACCTTCAGACGGTGAAAACAATTCAACCAAGTTTACACAAGTGTCTTTCAACGGTAGCTGCACTACCGAAAAGATACAGAAAGCTAGAGTAGTCGAATGCCAACGAGCAAAGAACCGCCCAGGAACAGAACCGCTGCCATACCAAAACGGTAGCTATGGTTTGATTGGTTACAGTGAAGATGGGATCGAAGGAGCCGAAGTCTACGTTCGATCTTTTAAGTTCCAAATCACCCAATACATGCCACCAACTATGCTAACATATTCATACGTTCGCAGGTTGTCTCGAATGCTAACCACCCTAAACAAGAAAGACTTCTTCGGGTTCGCCCCCGGAAGTGTGATGTTTATGGGCTACTCTGGAGAAGGTGATTTGTTTCAAGCTGTGCCTGTAACTCTTGAGTTCGAAGTCAAACCAAACTTCAAGTTTTCAGACGTAACAGAAGCTCTTGCTAGCCCCAAAGACGAAGTTACTTACGTGGGTGGTAAGAAAGTTATCGTTACTACCAACCAATTTGACACCATTTACGAACCTGAATTTCCAGCTACAGTAGTAGATGCTCTAAACGGAGTACAACCTGCTGGAGTACATTCCGGTTGGAGTTTAGTGTCATACGAGTATGCTCCTCAGATTGTGTCTAACACAAGAGGTCGAGTAATTCGAGTACCGTCTCACCGAGTCATCCTCAAGCACTACAAATACTCTGACTACAAAGACTTCCTACTATAATGGCTAGACGAGCAGTCCACCCAGGAACACCGTTCAAAGAAATCTTTACAAGTAAGTTTGTCAATGAGCTTACTCGTATACCTTCTCCAGCAAACTTTGTCCCAAGTATTCAAGGTTCCCCCGACGATGTTAGAATCATGGGGCAACTTGAAACTGGTGACGGCATAATCGAACCGTATGAACCTGTACTCATATGGAAACCAGCTTTCACGTTCGACACCAACAACGCCACACTCCCCCAGGAAACTCAAAATGTCCCGACAGCTTACGTTAATAAACTTTCTGAATACAATTCGATTACTCACGGTTGGCTTCCTCATTGGGGTATCGCTCTCGGACTTATCACTAGCACTCAAGCTGCCCCAGTACTACTTTCAGGAGTCAGCTTCCTCAAGATCAGTGGTACAACCCCTAGTGCAAACTTGGCAACCTACCGAGGAATCGATATCGTCAACGGAGTTATGACGTATGACTTGTTTGGTCGAGCCGAGATAATCGGTAACCTCGATCCAGCTAAGTCTCACGTTTTGGTTTCCCTCACCAGGAGACTGCGAACGACAGTTTGTGGACGATCCATCAATGCTATTGGAACTACCAGTAGCGGTCCATTTAACTTGCAAGTTCCTTCTGGGGGTGGATGGAATAGTACAGCAGTACAGTTAATTGGTTATAATCGCAGCACCACCATAGCTGTAGGTTCTAACAAGAATCTAGTAGCTGTCGAAGGTGACGGTCGTTGGGTCATTGTTTTTGCGGAGTGTTAAATGTCCAATTTCAATTGTCTAGCACCATGTTGTGTACCACCACCACCCCCAGAATGTTGCTTGACTTTAGCCGAATTAGCAGAACTTTTTCCTAACGGATTGACTGTTGCTTCAACTGGAGTGTCAGTTTTTATTGACAATTCTTTGTGGAAATTAAGCAGCAGTTGTTGTGCTAGTGTAAACATAGGTCCGTTTGGAGACATGCCTTTGCCTGCTCCAGCACCGTTTCAAGAACAATGTACCAGTGTTTGGAACTACGAGGCTTCGGAAGAATTTCGAATTAAGCATATGGTTCGCAAGTGGGAAACAGTCGTAGACTCTGCCCCAGAACCTAGACCTTGCAGTATCACCTGCCCAGAACCAGACTTGCTAGAAGATTTCCGAGAAGATTGGATTGTTGAAGATAAAGGAGAACTAGGGTTTGCTACTAGAGTAGAACTCTACAGCATTAACATCACTGTCGGCAAATCATTTCAAAACTGTGGGTATGGAACTCCGGCTTGTGTGTACACAGTCAGTGTAACGTTCAGTTATGCTTATGCTGCTAGTATGCCTCAAGCTCGAAGGTACTACAACAAAGTAACTGGTACAGACATACTGCTTAGGTGTGCAGACGGTAGTTACGTTAGAGAAACATTGTCAGAGTCTGGAGACTTTCCTGTTTGCAATTATGCTTCCGTTCCAATCAGCGGTTTTGGTATGGGACAAATAGCTGTTACTCGAACTAAAGTGCTAACCACACTGACCAGTCCGATCACCTTAGCTGCTTCCGATCCAACCCCAGACTGGTGCGACTTACCGGGTGCTTGCGGTAACTACACTTCTGAACAAACACTAGAGATTTGTTTAGAACCACCTTACCCAACCCGACCAGTCTACTCGGCCAGAACAAAAGAAACTAGAATTGTCAATCTAGGTTGTTACTTTGCTTACAGCTACGTAGATACTTTACCAGTTCCTTTCGACCAGACTCGATGCTACACTGTGTATGCTAACAGCAACAGGCCCTACGAAGTCGAACTGCTAGTCTTACCTGCACCCCCAGAAATTCCGCTGGACTTAGAGGTTACTGGTGGAAACCCAAAACAACTAGTTCATTGTGAAGTGTTGTGTAGCGGAGATACGTTCGGTACAACAGCTAATTGTTCTGACGACCCACTTAGTATAGTACTCCCGTTCGTTAATGCTTATCTCACAAACGTAGGATACTTAGTTGATTTGATTTCATTCAGCTACGTTGGTTTCGATACTTCCCTTCCAATCTGTCACAACTACACTTTCCCCAACTGGACTCTCACGTTCTAATCATGGTTAAAGTTTTATTTACTCCAACAAACCAATCAGACTCCAACAGTAGCCCCACAGTCCAGGTACTCACCCCAGAAAAAGGTCCGACAGGATACCGTGCAGTAGTTCCTACAGTAGTTCCAACTAAAGACACTTTAGTAATCACTGTAGCTACTGGAGAAGAATTTGCTACCATACTGGAATGCAACCCATCCATCCACCAATATGCTCAAGCTATCGGAGCAGACTACATAGCCTTAACCAACACCACCCAGGAATGGTGGGGCTATGAGAAGTTTAGGGTATATGAATATGCTAAGCATTACAAGTATACAATCTTCATTGATGCTGACTGTATCGTATCTCCTACCTGCCCAAACCTGGTAGACTATCTTGATGATGCCGACGTAGCAATGCACGATGACTATCCTTGGCTACCTTCTCATGCCTGGATGCTTGCAGAAAAAACTACCGTGTTGTTGTCTCAACGACTACAAGTTGAACCTTATCTCTGGAGACACGGTTGTTTTAACACCGGAGTAGTAGTATCTAAACAATCAGCAGCAGACATATGGAAACCACCGTTGTTTCCATTACCTAACACTCACTGTGCTGAACAGTTTTGGATTGAACACCAAACAATTCCATTCAATGTTGCTCTACTCCCTAGAAACAAAAACAATCAATGGTGGATGTCCAACTTCGAATCATTTCCTTGTGACATCAAGCACTATGCCAACTGCCCCAATCGAGTAGAAGTATTCACCAAGATGTTACCCACACCTGTTTGTGATTTCCTTGAAGCTGATACCGGAGAATGCAACATAATCTCCGAACTAGCTACTATCCCTCACTATCCCACCCCAGAAGAATGTCGGGGATGCAATCGATGTAGTCGTCCTCGAACAGTCAACGAGGTAACTCGATCCATTGCTAATCAACTTCGAGTAGAAGCTGGATTGTCTACACTATTAGACACCCCAGGTGGACCAGGAACTAAACTAGCTTCTGTTCTTTCCTGGTTTGCTCCATCCAACCCCAACTGTGGTTGTGAAGAACGAGCAGCTATTATGGATGCTTGGGGTGTACAAGGATGCAAAGATAATCTGTCAACAATCCTTCACTGGTTAAGATCGTCAGCTCATGCAGCCAACATTCCTTACAGTGAGTTTGGTACAAAGATTATCCTTAACAGCATATTCTTGACCTGCAACAAATCTTAGTATCATAATATGACATTTAGTCGCTGTCTTAAACTCTCCGATACTGTCGGCGTAGATTCACCCTAGTTTTTGGTTTGCTCTCGTTATGGGGCAAGCTAGCCTAGTTTAAGCCTACTTTACGCCCCTATTCCAGTGTATCCCATAGCAGCGACTAACTATCTTTTTATGATATTAAACTGATGATTAGGGAATCGGTATGTATATTCGTTAAGCGGGAAAATATCTTATAGAGATATTAAATTGAAATGTTTTGGGGGGTATATTTTACTATAGGAATATCCTAGTTTTTTCGCCTAGACCCATTGACTATCAAAACCCATTGCGTATAGTGTATTGTCAAACAAACGACAGCAAGCGGAAAAGTATCTCAAAAAGATACTACCACCAACCAACCAACCCGGTTTGCAGTCCCTCAGTCCCGTATCGTTATTCGTAGGAAACTATCATGCCTTTGCTAATTCAAATTGTCGAAGTAACAAACGAATTGTTTACCGTCATCCGTCATTACCCTGACGTAACACTGACACAAGAAATTGACGGGCCAACTTTCGACCGACTCATTCCCTCTCTTACCCAATCCGGTATCCCTCTCGAATATCCTGATCCACTTACTGTGTAGGGTTCCTTTCACCCTTGAACCGACTGAACAATACAGTCGAGTGCAGTAGTGACGGCTGGACAGTAAGCTATCGTCGTCATGGAACTTACTGTCCAGCCACTTTACTCTCACCGTCCTTTCTTCCGTCCTTTCTTTATCACTCTATGATTCACTCCAGTCTCTCCCCAGAAAAAACCCAGCATTGGGCCTCGTACGGGGAACTCCCCCAGAAAAAACCCCAGTCGAACTCTCGTACGGGAAATCTGGCAATAAAAAAACCCGGAGTCGGCTTCACACGAAAAACCCCAATAAAAAAACCCCAGAGTCGTCTTACACGTGTACCTGGGATTGGTGGCTGTTGTGTGTGATTTGTGCGAGTGTACTACAGACCTAGTACAGTTGGGGTGTACCACTGTGCTAGTACACCCCTCGACTGCCATTCTGACAGTCTGCCATTTTGACACTGTCATTTTGGCAGCTGCCGTTTTGACAGTTCGCTATAGTGGAAGTTCGCTATATTGGACTTTCTCGGAGCTCTCGGACTTGCTCGGAGCTTTCTTCCGAATTTTAGAGATAATTTTAGAAGAGCTTTCCCTTGTTTTTTATTGGGAAGCTTGCTCTTTCTCCCCTCCCAAGAGAAAAGAAAGCTTGAAGAGGACTTGGAACAAGTTCCGAAGATTGCTAAGCTTTCCTAAGCTCGGAGCTTTCGAGCAAGGGAGAGGACTCCCGAAGAGCTCCAAGCAAGTCCACAAGCAATAGGAAAAGATCATGCAAAAGAATTTTGAGAAGTTATACTTGCAAGCTCTTTTGAGAGCTTCCAAGCTCGAAAACAAGCTCCAAGCAATCGAGCTCGAACAAGCTCGAAAGCAAGCACGAAAAGCAAGGAAGAGCAAAAGAGTTCTTCGGGAAAGCAAGAGAGCTCTTCAAGAGCTTGAAGAGTTTACTTCGAAACAAGCTTCCCTCCCAGGAAGAGAGGACTTCAAGAAAGCTCTTGAAGCTTTCGAAGCTCGAAAGCTCGGAGCTCTCGGACTTTGGGAAAGCTCTTCCTTGTTTACTCAAGAGGGAGAGCTTGTTTCTTCTCAGCATACAATGGCAAGCTTTCTTGCTTCCTACGGAATGGGGCCTCTTGCTCCGAAAGAGGAAGAGTCCGAAGTTTTACCATTGACGGAAGATATAGCCAAAATGATTTTCGTACCAATAGAAGAGGACTTGTCCGAAGAGCTCTCTTCCTTGATTGCTTCGGAGCTCCAAGAAAAGCAAGAGCAAGCTTCCCAATCAAAAGACTGCTCTTCCGAGAGCTCTCTTGCTGCTCGAACAAGTTCGGGCATCTTCGATACTCTCTTGGAGTTCCCCGATACGGAAGTTCAAGAGCTCCCAAGCTCCGAGAGACTTCCTCCCATTGCAAGGAAAGAGGGAGAGAACTGGAAAGAAGTTTGGTAGTCTCCCTCCCAGGAAGTCCAAGCAAGAGAGCTCCCAAGCTCGGAGAGTGTAATTCTCTCCCTTCCTATTGCTTTTACCATTGTGGTGAAAGCATTTTTACGGAGCTTTCCCGATAGCATAGGGGAAAGCTCTTAAACTCTTTTCCTATAGGGGAAAACACTATGCAAAAGTTTGCTATCCAAATCGCCGGAGCTTCGGATCTTCGAGCAATCTTCGGAGCTCTTGTTCCGAACAAGGTACGAAAAGTCCGATCGGAAGAGCTCACAAGCTCGGAAGTTCGAGAGCTTAACTTGAAGGTTGTCCAAAATTCTTTTGCTTGCTTTGTCGAAGCGACAAGGGAAAACTTGGAGACTCTTGCTGGAATCCGATTGTGCAAGGAAGGGGAGTATCCTTTCATCACTATTGGGGGGAAAGGATACGTTTTCGAGAGAAACAAGCACAATCGACCTCTTTCCTTGTCAAGAGTCCTCCCAGTGACAAAAGAGGGAACTTACTCGAACTACCAAGCAAGAGGACTTTGGGGGACTCTTGCGGGCTCTCTCTTGTTCACCGATGAGACTGAAATCGCTAGTGCTCAACATACGATTTCAGGAGCTCTCGGAGCTCTCGAAAATGGGGACTCCCTCCCAGGGTTGTACTTCTTTTGTGTTTTCGGACTCCCTCCACAGTATCGGGACTTCTCAGACAAGGGAAGAGCTCGGAACAAGCAGCAGGACTCTTTCTCCGATGATAATCTCTTTCCCGAAGAGCTCTTCGAAGAGGTTCAACTTGAGAGGACTCCCGAAGGGAAAGACCGACAATCCGAGAGAATGGGTCTTTTGAAGCTTCGAAGCAAGATTGCTTCTAATGTTATCGCTCGGAGCTTCGGAAAGGATATTTCTCGAACGGGAGACAAGCTCTCTTGGGTTCAAGAGAAAGACTTCTGCTCTCGTTTCGAAGAAGCACATACTATGGAAAAGCTTGCTCTCCGATTATGGGAAGCTTCAAAGTCACAATCGGGAAAGCAAAACCGAGCTTGGTTGGACTTGTTCGAACCAAGTATTTTGGGAGCTTGTCTTGTGCTTGCTTCCAACTCGGAAGAGATTATCTCTTCGAAGATTGCTTCGGAAGTAGTTCGAGAGGACTCCGAGAGTCCCGAAGAGTACGCCGAAAGAAAGCTTGCTCTCCGAGCTTCCCTCTTGTCTCCCGAAGCTCCCTTGTCTCTCGATTGGGAGCTTGTGGACAAGGTTTTGGAGCTTGTTTCGACAACTTCGGACAATTCCGGGCCTCTTGTTTCTGTTTTCGTGGACTTGTTCACAAGGAAAGCAAAAGACAAGAAAACCGACGAAAACAAGAGCTTACTTTATTCGAAGCTCTCGATCGCTTCGATGAGTGCTTGTGTTGAGCTTGTCAAGAATATCGGAAAAGAGGACTTCTCAAGCTCTGTTTGGACTTCCTATGTAGTTCGAGACGGGAAAGCTCCAACAAACTATCGGAACTTTGGGGGACTCGATTGTGGCTACGTCAACACAAGGAAGAGCAAGAAAGAGGATTAAGCTCCCTTCCTAGCTAGCTAGATTCCCGAAAACTCTCCGAGCTCTCTTCCCTCCCAGGAAGGGAGCTCTTTTCTTTTATAGTCTTTTGCAAGCTCTCTCCCTCCCTCTCTTGCTGCTCGAACAAGCTCCAAGCTCCTAAGCTCCCTCCCTTTCTTCCTGGGAGCTCCCTTCCCTCTTGTCCTCTTCCCAAGCTCCGAGCTCCCTCTTGTGCTCTTGCTCTTGCTCTCCCTCTTGTGCTCTTCCTGGGAGCTCCGAGCTTTCTTCCTTGCTCTTCCTGGGAGCTTGCTCTTGCTCCCTTCCTTGCTGCTCAATTCTTTCGAGCAGCAAGAGAGCTCTCGATTGTCCAAGCTTTCCCTTGCTCGATTGCTTCCCCTCTTTTCTTGTGCTCTTCCTCCCTCCCTTCCTAAGCTCTCCTAGAAGCTTGCTCCGAGCTTCGGAGCTTGTCTCCCTCTCTTGCTCCCTTCCTAGTCTCGGAGCTTGTCTCGAAGCTTCCTAGAAGCTCTTTCTTGTTCGAGCAGCAAGAGAGCTCTCTTGCTTCCTTTCTTTTCCTTGCTCTCTCGGAGCTTGTCTTGCTGCTCTCTCTCTTTCCTCCCTCTCCGAGCTCCCTTCCCTTGTCCTCTTCAAGCTCCCTTGCTTGCTCTTCCTAAAAGCTTTCTTTCCTTGTCCCTCTCTTCGGAGCTTTCTTCCTTCCGAGCTCTTCCTAAGCTCTCCTAAAAGCTTTCTTCCCTCCCTCTCTTGTCCTCTTCCTTCCAAAGTCCTCTTCCTGGGAGCTTGGAGCTCCCTCCCATGCTTGATTGTCTCCCTCTCCCTCTTCCCAAGCTCTCCCAGGAAGTCCGAGAGCTCTTCTCTTGCCACAAGTCCAAGAGCTTCCCTCTCCCTCCCAGGAAGCTCCCTTGCTTCCCTCTTGTCCGAGAGCTCTTCCCTCTCTCTCTTGTGCTCCCTTGCTTCCCTCTTCCGATATAGCGAACTTCCGATATAGCGAACTTACAAACCTAGTGTATATGCAAACCTTGTGCGTTTGCCATTATGACAGTGTCAAATTGGCAGTAGTCGGCCTAATACTGTCATTTTGGCAGATGCAATCGTTGTGCAGGTGCAAGGCCATTGCATAGGTTCTTGGTCCGGTTTGCAGCAAGTGCCA